CAGTTCAGGCAGCGGCCCTCGGGCCGCTGCCTGCGAGGCCACCGTTCGTCTCTTCTTCTTCATCGGCATACCCATGACTTTTAACCCTCATGATATGCCTCGCCCACAAAATGACGGATAGGTCCAGACGTCTCGAAGTTTACTGGTCCGGGGATCGCAGCCGGATGCACATTTTCGCTTGCGCTGAACCATCACAGTTCGCATGGCCGGGATTCTGATTGGTTTCGGCCGCACAGAGCGAAAAAGGTCCCCGTGGCCTCTGGGTCCACGGGGACGTCAACAACCCGCGGAGAGATGCGGCCGCGGCGCGTCACGACGTTCATCCTGCCGATACTCCAAGAGGCTAAGCTCTGCTATGCGAGAATTGAAGCCTCTGACCACTTCATCCCACGCACGGCAGGCTTCGCATGACCACGCACATCACGATCGAATTCACCGAACTGGCCGCGCACGCGGTCGGCGATCAAACCGGCACCAGCTTTTCGTACGACCAGGGTGCACATCTCCCGCAACCGGGCGACTTCGTCGAACTCGAGAATTTGCAACAGACGTTTCTCGTCATCGGCCGGGTGTTTTCGCTCAAGGCCAACACGAGCGCCGTCAAACTCGTTCTCGACCTGCCTCCTCCGGATGATCAGCAGGGGGGCGATCCGGAGTCGTGGGGGAAGTCGGGCGAATGATGTCGGCGTTCGGATTGGCGATGTGTGACGTTCGGTCGTGATGGCTGGACGAACGTCGCATTGATCGGATATCGGGTCTCTGTACATTCGGGATTCGAGGATGCGGAATCCCATATCGATCGCTCGATGCAAAAAGCCCGCTTGCGTTCGCAGAGCGGGCTTCAATGTTGGTTGCGGGGATAGGATTTGAACCTATGACCTTCGGGTTATGAGCCCGACGAGCTGCCAGACTGCTCCACCCCGCGGCTGAGATTGTAGGCGAACAGGTTCGCCGATGCAATCGAAATAGCCCGCTTTCTGAACTGCGCCCCGCCACGCGAAGCCGGCGAAACGCCGTGAGACCGACGTAACGACTTTCCCTATGATTCATTGAGCCCGGCGCGGTTTCCCCCTATAACTCAGGGCACGTATCCAAAAAACAAAGCGGTCGGGGAGCAACGATGCGGAAGACCAATCTCAGCCTTGAGGGGCTGCGCGGCGCGGCCGCCGTATTCGTTGTTTTATTCCATATGCATTTCAGCCTGCCGGGACTGGAAGTGACCCGTAACGGCTATCTGGCTGTCGACTTATTTTTCGTTCTCAGCGGGTTCGTGATCGCGAACGCATACAGCGCTCGCATCGATAACCCGAACCAGTTGACGAGTTTCATCGTCAGGCGATTCGGTCGCCTATGGCCTACGCATATGACTGCGAGCGTGCTGTGCTACATGGTTCCCAGTGCAATTTATGCGGCGCTTACGAGCATGCATGCGGATATCCCGCAACCGACACTCCCCACGGTTGGCGAAGTGCTCGGGATAGTTTTCATGACGCAGGGGCTGCATCTATTCGACCACGACATCGGCACGGCCGTAAGTTGGAGTAGCAGCGACGAGTTTTACGTCTACTTGATGTTCGGGGTCGTTTGCCTAGCTCTTCGGAACCGCCAGCGCATCGCCGCTTTCATCTCCCTCGCCCTGACGGGATATGCGATCGCGATCTGGTCATCGCTGAACTCGCAACTCTGCATCCAGCACCGCCTTTGCCTTGATCTGACGTTCGATTACGGCTGGGCGCGCTGCATCGCTGGCTTCTTCATCGGAGCGCTCATCGCGGAATACCGCGACCGCTGCTGGGTTGTCGCCGCGGCGCGCACGTCAGTTCAAACCATCGCGTTCGTTGCCGCAGTGCTGCTCATCATGTTCGCTGATCTCGTGCGCGGATCGGCGTTTCTGGCACCCATCGTGTTCGGCGTGTTGATCGCATCCCTAGGTCGAGATACCGGGCCAGTCGCGCGGCTATTTCAGACGCGCTTCGCGCAATATCTCGGCGCCCTCTCCTATTCCCTATACCTCGGACATGCAATTTTTCGGCCACTCCTAAGCGCAGCGTCCAACATCCTGACCAGCCCATCCGCACACCTTGTCGAAGGAACATTGTTCTTGATGGCCTCGTTCGCCCTCGCGTATCGAATGAACCAGATAGTCGAGATCCCGTTCCGGAGGAGATTCAACGCATGGTCGGCAGCGGCATTTCAGGCGCCCGCGCCGACCGGAACAGCGGCGGATTGATGAGAAGGCGCGACCACCACAGGCAGAGCCGCCGTCGTCTTTGCTTATCCATCGCCGCAGAGGCGCTGGCGTGTCGCGACCGGCATATGCCGGTCGAATGAGCTCGCGTAGCCGGTCGGAACGCGTACGATCGATGCACCGCTGAGGCTGTCGAGCGCAGTCAGGTCGTTGACCGGCATGTTGTTGCACGTGCCACCGTCGACCATCGAGCCGCCGGCCACCGCGACGGGTGCGAACACGATCGAGATCGATGCGCTCGCGCGCGCCTGCGCGCCGCCCGCAAGGATGAGTGTCCGGATGTGTTCTCGACCCGGTGGGCGACCCACCACAGACCGGCCGGCTTCAAGACCGAGTGGTCGAAGGTGATCAGCAAAGCGCTCGTGCTGAAGAAGATCGAAAGCGGTTCGCGCTCCACGACCTGCGCGCCTATTACGTCACCAGACACAAGGCGGAACACGGTGCACTGCCGGATCTGCATGCGAATCCGGCAACGACCGCGCGCGTCTACGATCGCGCGAAGATCGTGAGGCGCAGGGGCATGTAATACCCATTTCGGGAATTCCAAAGCAAAAACGGCACTGGATAAAATCTCAGTGCCGTTCGCTAAAGCTTTGATACCGCTGGGAATTCTGTGGGGTGGCTGATGGGACTCGAACCCACGACAACAGGAATCACAATCCTTATACATTTCCCATATATATCAGCGCGTTAGCGCCGAACATTGGAACATGAGCCTCCGGCAATCCATTGTCGGGTAAGGGGCGACTTCCCCCATCTTCCAGAAAAATCCGATCACTTCGGCGCCGGCTCGGCGGCCATCTCGTCGCCCGGATAGAGCTGCAGCATCGCCCGCGCCGCGTCGACGTTCGTCGCGTGCAGCCACTCGTCGTAGTCGGCCGGCCGCAGGATCACGACCGAGCGCTTCTCGTCGCCGAGCCGGTGCATGTGCTTCATGACCGGATGCTCGTCGGCGTTCACGGTCAGCATCGCCATCGCGAGCGTCTCCGCGCCATCCGGCTCCTTCCACGCGCGCCAGACGCCCGCGACACAATACGGCTGCCAGTCGCCGACGCCGATACGGTAGCGCACGTGCTTCCCCGTCTCCCAGTTCGGCTCGTAGATCCAGCGGGCCGGAATCAGGCAGCGCTGCCCGGCGCGCCAGGCCGTCCGGTACGCAGGCTTCTCGCCGACCGTCTCCGCGCGCGCGTTCACGGTCAAGTACTTCTTGCCCTGCGGCTGGTGGTCCTTGGGGATCATGCCGAAGTTCGCGATCACGGCCGCCGCGGCGTCTCCGTCCGCGCGCACGATCGGCGCGGCGTAGTCCGGCCAGATTTCGGGCTCCCACGGCGTCCGCTTCCAAAGATCGATCAGGCCGAGCCGCAGCTCACTAAAGCCCGGATCCTCGTCAGGCGCGCGGTAGTTCGTGCACATCGTCAGCTCCCCATTTTTGAGACTTGACGAGAGCATCTTACCGCGCGATAAACTGCATATCCATACAGTATTGTTTTTGTATTATGAAACCCCGCTGGGCGTACATCTGGGAGTACACGGACGCCGATACCGGCGAGCGCCGACGCACGTATATGCCGTTCACCGTCGATGAGGTGGTCTCGTATATCGGCCAGCTAATCCCCGATGCCGACGCGCAACCGCTCGAAGAAACGAAGGTCGACCGGAACGTGGTGCCGCTCAAGGACCCGTTCGTCAAACGCACACCCACAATTCCCGCCTTCGACGCGCCGAGCGAAACTGAACTGCGTGCGATGTGGCTCACGCATCGTGATCCCGAAGTACGCCGCCTGATCCTCGAAATCGTGATGCTCCGGAGATCGCTTCAGAAGGTCATGGACTGGTGGGAAATGTGGGATCGCAACGTGAAAGACAAGGGCGAACTGGGCGGTCCGCACGGGCCGTTCCACCGGCTGCTGCACCTGCTGAGAGACGAGATGCGGCGCGCCGGAATGTACTGAAGACTCTGCGCGTTCACTGGCAGCCCGGCGTCGCCGGCCGCACCGCGCACGCCCAACCCTGCATCGCCTTCAGTTTGTCGATTTCGCGCTGGTCGTCGCCGGCGACAGCGAAAACGCGCTCCGCAACCGCTTGGTCGAGGTCTGCGACGGCGGCGGCACCATCGCCCACGCCGGCGGCGCCGGCAGCTCCGGGCAGGCCGTCGGAACTGGCTGCAGTGCAGTTCCGGACGGCGACGCGCAGCCGGTCAGTGCCAGCAGCGAGAGCAGCGCGCAGGCTGCGATTTTCGGTTTCATGGTCGATTCGCTCCTTCGTGAGTTGTGCGTCGACGGCCGCCACCTGCGAAGCGGCCGCGTCGTGGGCGGCGATCGCGCGCTGTTCTGCGGCGAGCGCCGCCTGCGAGATCGTGGTCAGGTCGCCGGCGTGCCGCTGCGCGTCCGCCGCGCGCGCGGCCTGCTCGTCGGCGAGCTCGCGCGCGCCGATCAGGTGCTCGATGCCGGCGCCAGCAGCCGCGCCGAGCAGTGCGGCCAGCAGGTACGGCCATGCGATTTTCAGGAAGATCATTTCGGCTCCTTCGCGTGCCGCTGCTTGAGCTCGTCCGGCGAGTAGACGAAGTCCGGCAGCAGGAACGCCTGCACGCTCCAGACCGGGTCGCTTTCCTCATGCCGGCCGTGGTCCTTGCCGCGGTGGTGCAGCGCGCAGAGCAGCAGCTGGTTGTAGGTCGAGTCGACGAATGTCTCGGGCCGTGCAGGATCGAACTTCTCCCAGTCGAAGCCCTGCGTCAGCCGGATCACGTCCCAGACCGGGTGTTGGCGCGGGATCGGCACGATGCGCTGCAGCTTGTGGCTGAACATCGTGTCGACCTGGTTGAGCGCGACGCCGCGGATCCACTTCCAGTCGATCGCGTGCGAGAACGCCCACTCGAAGAACCGGTGGTGCGACTCAACGGCCTGATCGTCGCCGCACACCGCGCAGACGTAGCCGCCGTCCTTCTTCATCTCGCGCTTGCTCGCGCGGAAGGTCGCCGACTCGGTGCGCGGCGCGTGGTCCGGGTAGAAGACGTCCTCGGACAGCGTGCGGCGCGTCTCGTGAGTTTTCGTGGTCGTCATAGGTCACGCTCGCAGAGTGCGCGCTCCTCGGCGCGCCGTTTCACCAGGCCGGGCAACATGCGCCCGTCGGAATAGACCCATTGCGGCCGGCCCGCGTCCGACTGGTTCATCGCGCGGCATGCGCCGCGCCAGTCGCCGGCGTTGAAGCGCTTCGCCGTCGCGCTGCCGCAGTACGCCGACGTGCCGACGTTGTAGGCGAAGCTCACCGCGGCCGCGAGCTGGTACGTGTGCCCCTTCAGGCCCGGCGTACACTTCAGCACCGGCTCGGCATGCACGATCAGCTGCCGCTCGAGCGACTCGCGGCACTCAGCCTCGCTGTACCGCTGGCCGACGACGACGTTCGTCGTGTCTCCCATGCACTTCGTCGGGATGCCGACGGGGTCGAGATAGCCGACCAGCTTCGTCCCTTCGAACCCGGGAACGATGGAAACAAGAAGGGCTGCCGCAGCAGCCCCCACAACACCTACCAGCGTCTTCTTCGGCACGTTAGCCATCGATCAACTCCCTCTTCCCCTTGTTCTTGATCAGGTAGTACGCCTGCAGCCCGATGTAGCCGAGCGTCGCCAACGCGACGTACCAGTTGATGTCGTGGCTCGTGAGCCACAACCAGAAATTGCCGAGCACTGCCGGTGATGCCTTCGCCGCGCTCGCGACGACGTCGCTCTTCATCGAGCCCCCGTAATGAAAAAGCCGCCCGAAGGCGGCTGGTCAATCAGCGCATTGCGTTATTGCGGGTTCGTCCACGCGATCGCCTCGACCGCCGAAACTGAAGTCGCGGCGTTGATCTGTCCTGTCAACGTGACCAGCTGAGACTGGCACTTGTTGAGCCACGCAGCGAACGCGGCCACGACAGCCTGCGCCTGCGCTTGCGTGTGCGCCTTAAACGCCCATGCTCCGCCCGTTGCGCACCAGAGAACCCCGCCCGACGAGCAATTCGCGACCGTGTTTTGGTTCGTCTGATCGGTCAGCGTGCTCGGGTACGTATATGCCGATCCGAGGGCGCTCGACGTAAAGCCGGACGCAATCGCATTTGTGCAGGACTGGTAGAGGGACGCGACCTGCGCAGACTGCGCTTGCGCGAGCAGTTGTGTGGCGCCCGGCGGCGGAACCTGCGCGAGCGCGCCGCTCATGACATGCCACTGGCCTTGTTGGCTGATGCACGTCTGCCATTCTGCATCGTTGATTTCGATAGCCTGGACCCCTTCCGGCACCGGGCTGTCGATACTGTCGTAGAAGGCGGAGATGTTGCCTTGCGCGTCGAAGGCTGCGTATTTTTGGCCCATCGTTAATATCCCAAAGCGATCCACGAGGCGACCTCCGTGCCAGTTCCATAGTTCTGAGTCTGGAACTGCGTCCCGGAAATCGGAGAAAAGTTGAATGACGCGTTGCTCCCAGGCGCCCCGCGAGTGCCGACGAGCGAATAGCAGGCGGCCCGGTAGGCAATCGGGAAGTTGTACGTGTACGTGGTATTGGCCGGAACGCTCACGACACCCCACTGGATAATCAGCCCGCTCGGCAGCTTCTGGTAGCCGTTGGTGGACAGCGAGTTGCCAAAATCGCCGAGCGACAGGCGCAACGCTGCCGATCCGCTGACGAGTACCCAATAGGCGCCGTCCGACACGAATTTCGCCGTATCGCCGTTGTTAAGCACGCACGTCGACGACGATACAAGCGAACCGGTCATCATCTTGTCGGCCCCTGCCGTCGCAACCGTCGCGGCGTTTACCGTCGCGAGAAATTCGAACGTTGCGCCAGGTTGCACCGCCGATAGCGCCGGGAGGGTGTAAGTCGTCGAGGAGACTTCGAGCGTGAAAGAGCCGCCCGCTTGCGATGCAGAGAAGGCAGCGCTCCCAGCCGACTGAATTCGCACGCCCGACTGCATATTGCCGAGCGCGCGCTGCACAAACGCCGTCGTCGCCAGTTTCGTGCTGTTATCGAACTGGGGGGCCGTGACGCCCGCCGCATTGATGGCGGCCTTCAAATTGGCCTCGAGGGTGGCTGTCGTTCCGTCATCGACTGCACTCTGGCCAGTCTGATCGACGATGAACTGCGCGAGAACCGCCGCCATGATGCTCGACTGGCGCCAAACCTTGTTGAGCTGCGGCGACTGCGCCGTTCCGGACTGGAAGCCGGTAAGCCGAGCCGCAAGCGCAGCGTAGGTGGACTGATCGATGACGTTCGCGGCACCACCGCCTCCGAACGGGAGAAAGTCATTGGTTGCCATCAATGCTCCGGAAAATAAAAAGCCGCCCGAAGGCGGCTCAAAGCGTGGAATGCGTTGGTCGGATCAGACCGCCTTTCCCCAGGCCCCCGTATCGAAGCCGGCGACGAACTGGTTGTTCATGTCGAAGCCGAACATCGGGGCACCGTCGACGGTCGTGACGATCGTGTAGTTGACGCGGACGCCCTCGGGCTTCAGTGGGATGTAGCCGCCGGCGAGCAGCGCGAGAAACACTGCGGACGGTACCTTTCCGGAGATCCCGATCGTCATCGACATGTCCTGATGGTCCTCGATGAACACGTGCGTGTCCGCGCCGAAGATGCTGTTCAGGATCACGGCCGACTGCTCGAGCGTCCCGTCCCAGTGATTTGCGCCGATCTTGGCGCGAATGACCAGCCGGTACGTGTCGTCGTCGAGAACGGTCAGGCCGGTGTCGGGATCGAACGGCCCCTTCCAGATCCCCTGATCGAAGCCGAGCCCGGCGATGTCGAACGAGAAGTAGATTCCCGTCAGCGGTGTGCGGATCCGTCGCGACACGCCCACCCACAGGCCGACCGCGTCCAGCTGATCACCGACGGCGACGTCCAGATCGAACTTGCCGGGCATGCTCGCGAGCAGATTCATCTGGTCGACGAGCGGCTGCACGACGGCTGCCACGGTCGCCGCGAATCGCGGCTTGTCGCGGTGCTCCGACGTGATCAGTGCGGTGTAATCGTTCAGGTCGGCCATCAGGTCACCACCAGGGTCACGCTCGCCGGCGCGCAAGACGCCGCTTCGTTGAACTGCAGCCCATAGTCCGGCGCGCCGACGCCGCGCGGCCCACTCAGCGTCAGCCCGGACAGCTTGAAAGTCACGCCGCCGCCGACGCTGTTTGCCGCGGTCAACGCGTCGCCCCACTCCACGCTGCCGGAAAGTCCGCCGCCGATCTGCACCCCGTTGATGTAGTCCGACACCGCTTGCTGGATCTGCTGGCCGGTCTGCGTCGTGTAGCCCGCGAGCGCCTTGAGCGTGACGGTGGGGGTGATTGGCGCGGCCGTCGGGCGGAAGAAGCGAATCGTGATCGGACGGCCATAGATGTCCGTGACGACGATCGCCGTCGTGCCATATGTGCCGGCCCCTGGCGTCTTCTTCGACGCGATCGCATTGGCGATTGCGGTCGCGTCGCCGCCCTCGACCACGAGCGAAATCGAATGCGACGGGATGCCGTTCGCATCGGTCGCGCTCGTGTCGTTCTCGTAGGGGGCGTAGCGCGTGACGCCTGCCACGCTCGCCACCGCGCCGATGATCCCGTCGAGCACCGTCAGCGATGGGAGCGCCGTCGACACGGTCTGGCGCTGGCGCAACGCCGCGTCGGATTCGATCGGCGCGCCCGCAGCCGCGTCCGCCGGGTTCGTCACCGTCTGCCAGCCGAACGCTGGCGTCGCGATCTGGTTGATCGTGCCGGCGCGCGCCGCGACGGCGCCGATCGTCGCGCACGTCGCGGTGACGGTGATCGTGCCGCTCGGTGGGATCGTCACGGTCGCCGGCAGCAGCCATTTCACGCCGTTGCCATCCTTCGCCGCTCCGTTCGTGATCGTCGCGCCGGCCTGACCGACGAGCACCAGGTCTGCGCTCGAGTACGACGCGACCTTGCGCGCGATGCCGTTGATCTTCACGTTGCTCGACAGCGCCGCGCCCTGTGCCGTAGCGGGGCTGAACGACTGGTAGATCGCAATCGCCATCGAATTGCAGTCGTTGAACGCAGCCGAGATCACGGCAAGGAACTGTCCGTCTTTGCTGTCCGGTTCGAGGTAGGTGTCCTGGCCGTAGATCGAGCGGTACTTGGTCTGCCAGTAGTCGAGGATCTCGGCATACGGCGGCGCGGTGATGCCGTTTACGTCGATTACCGCAACAGGGCTCGAAATCGTCATAGCGTCGTTTTCACTGTGGTGTCGCCGTAGATGGTGTTGATCGTCGCGGTGACGCTCAGCTTGCGCGTCTCCGGTTCAACCGAGCTCGAGTAGTTCGTGATCTCGGTCACGCCCTGCGTGCCGAGGATGCACTGGCGGATCGCCGCGTCGTAAGTGCCACTGGTGTACTTCCCGAGCACGTCTGTCGCCCACGGCATGCCGGCAGTCGTGTCGAGGAACCATTCGCCGCGCAGCAGGCGCAGGCGCGTCAGTACGGCCTGCGCGACCGTCTCAGGCGTGTTCACGAGGAAGTCGGCATCGCCCCCGCCGAAGACGTAGTCGCCATCAGCGTCCTGCTTTCTGTATCGCATTCGTACCCCAAAAACGTTAGTAACGTTTGACGTTATTAACGCATTGCGTTATCATCGATCCATGATTACATCGTTCAACTGCCGTGACACTGAGGCGCTGTTCAATGGCACGCGGGTCGCCCGCTTCGTCAATTTCGAACGCGTCGCAATTCGCAAGCTCCAGCAGTTGCACGCTGCGACCGATCTGGACTTCCTTCGCATCCCGCCGAACAACCGGCTCGAAGCGCTGAAGGGGGACCGGCAAGGCCAATTCAGCATCCGCATCAATGACCAGTGGCGCATCTGCTTCAAATTCGCCGCAGGCCGTGCATCCGATGTTGAAATCGTCGACTACCATTGACCAACCCGGAGAAAGTCATGACCCGAGAAGTACCCCTGGCGACGCCCGGCGAAATCCTGGCGGAAGACTGGCTGGAGCCGATGGGCATCAGCCAATATGCCCTCGCGAAAGCGATCAATGTTCCGGCCCGTCGCATCAACGAAATCGTCAAGGGCGATCGCGCCATTACGGCCGATACGGCCGTACGCCTCGGCGCGTTCTTCAACGTCGACCCGCAGAGCTGGATGAACCTCCAGACGCACTACGACACCGAACTCGCCAAGGAAAAGATCGGCGACGACGCGCTGCGCGAGATCCGAGAGCACGCGCACGCCTGAGCAATCCCGCCCCAGAAACGACAAACCCCGCGCAATGCGGGGTTTTTCTTTGGCACGCCGCCCGCTCAATTGACGGTGCCGCTGTTGCCACTTCCCGGCTGCACGCCGTTGTGCGTGTGGGTGTCGTCGACGCGCTTGCCGTTCGCCGTGATCCGGCCGATCACGTTCAGGATGCCGTTGAACACCGCAGCGGCGCCACTCGCCGCGCTGCCGACCATGCCGCCGACGAACGTCAGCAGGCCCGTGATCGTCACCGCCGCCGAGAACGTCGACAGCGGCGCGACGACGTCGAATCCGCCCGGCGCGACGATCTTGACCTTCTGCAGCGTCGGATTCAGGTCGATGTACGTCGCGCCGTCATCGCTGCGCAGTTGCGTCGAGCTGCCGCTCACGCCCGCGAGCGCGCGCGGCCGCGAGCGAAAGCCGAGCAACACGAACCCATCGGACAGGTCGTGCATGCGCAACTCGGCCTGCTCCTGCACGCCGCCCGACTGCCACCACGCATCGATGCAGCGCGAGGCGAACACGACGAGGCATTCGTCACCGGGCGCCACCGGGAACGTCAACGTACAATTTCCGCCAGCGGGGAACTGGACCGGGCAATCGACCAGCAACGGCAGCGGAGCCGTCGTCACCGAGCCGTCGGGCTGTTGGACCTGCGCCTTGATCGCTGGCTGAACTTGGCACGTCAAAGCCGCCGGGTCGTGCGAGACTACAATTGCCGGCAACGCGGTCCAAAGATCGGCCCGCGACGCGCGCATAGCCGTGCCGAGCGCCGCCATCGGGTCGCCGTACTTTTGCAGTTTGTCCATCGGGGGAAGAATGAAAAAGCTTGTTGCAACGATCACGCTCGCGTTGCCCATTCTGGCAAACGCTGAAACGATCTATACGACGGTCGGAGGTGCCGCCTCATGTGTAGGACAGCACTTCAAGGTGTCCGACGCAAACGACGTCCTCTATAAGGACCGTGCGTGCAAGTTGCCGATCGTTCACAAAAACGATATGCGCCAGTATGCCTTCAGCGCCCAAGGAATGACCTGGGATGGCTGCTGGGGAAGCCTGCTCGGTAACCGCGTTCGATTGATTTCGAGCGACGGTTCGGAAAGCATCCGAAGCAAGCTCGAATTCATTGTCGCGAATACCGATCAGGCCGGAAACGCTGTAGTAGTGAAGTCCCCAGCCGAAGAGATGGCAGCAGCTCAAGGCAGAAAGCTCTGCCCTTAACCCCAAGGCTTCACCGGCCCTGGCCCCGCAACCGAGCCTTTCGTTACGAGGCCCGCTGAAACCGAGAGGTCGACATCGATGCAAGTCAATGTCGTGTGCCATGGGGTGTCTCTGGTATCTCCTTCGTGCTCTGCGACCAGAATTTTGTACACGCCGTCATTATTCAGACGCCCGTATCGCTGGATGTTTAAATTCGACTCCACTGCATTCTTGCTCACCGTCAGCGAATATTCGGCGCGCTGAATGCTCGCGTTGTCGATCTTGACCAAGCTCGAGATCCGCGCGTTCGGGTTCAGCAAGCACTTGATCGTGATGCCGTTCTGGTCCTGCGTCGGCAGGCCGATCATGCCAGTCTCGGCCGTCAGGACCAGCGCCTCGCCCGGGATATAGCTGTTCTGCGGCACGAGTTGGAGAGACGTATCTTGCACAGACCAGTCCGCGCCTAAGTTCATTGCAGCATTACGCAGAACGTCGCGCGCCATGCCGAAGATGACCTTCCCGCGCGGCAGCGGCTTGACGTCGAACTCGGGAAGATAGCCAACGGTCAGCCCGTACGGCTTCATCGTTGCGATCGCGGATTGAACGTGGTCCATGTGCGTTGAGCCGGCCGCGAGCGTCGTGCTTACGGTCGCCCAGTTGTGCCATTGATCTCCAGAGGCGGCCAGCACGTCGACCACAGTTTCGGTGGGGCTGTAACGGCCGCGACGGACCTGTTTTATAACGCCGTCAAACAACAGGCCGAAAGGACCATTTTCGTACCCAGCTTGCAGGACGAGCCTTGAAAATTCACCAGCAATCCGCTGAGCCGTGTCATCCGCGACGTTGAAAATTCGAACGCGCGCGCTGTTCGGTGTCGAGATGTCACCACGCCGAATATCGAAGCTGAATCGGAGATCCGAGAAGTCCAACGCGTCGCCGTCACTCCCGATGACCAGAGAAGCCTTGCGGAGATATTGCTTACTCATACCTGCCACCAGTTAAAACGGCTCCGCTAACGGAGCCGTTGAACTACCCATGCCAAACCGGACCGAGCCACACCCGAGCGAACCAAACCGAGCCTGACCTAGCCACACCACATGATGCGCAAGCGCACCGGGAAAGCGACTCGATGAACCGCCAACCCGCTGCATTCGCAGCCCATGCCTTAGCCTACCCGACCAAACCAAGCCCCGCCGCGGCGGACCGAGCCACAGCTAGTCAAGATGGCTTTCACCATCGAAGTGCACCCTCGTCGAAGGTGCACCCCGCTGTTGACAGCCCATGCCTTACCAAACCTTGCCATGCCAGACCACGCCGGGGCATAGCATGCCATTTGGTTACTCCACTGCCTTGTGCATTCCGCGAAGCATCGCAAGCCGCGCGATCGCGTCGCTGTTTTCCTTCCGCTGCGCCTCGTTCAGTTCATCAAGACGAATATGCTTCAACGCCTCTGCTGCACGCCGATACGATTTCTTCGCTTCGCGCTCGAAACGCTCCTGGGCGATCGACGTCTGTTCGCACGCCGGCGTGATCCGATAGCCTTGGCCGTGCACGCTCGTCAAGTAGATCTGGTGATTCTCAAGCAACTCGGCCCGGAATGATTCAAGGTTTCGCAGCCACTCGAATTGACGCTCCTGATACTCAGCCGGCGTCAGCGGAACGTCATCGGCGAGGGCTTCCATTCCGAAGTGTTCCTCGAGCCAAGCGTGCGTGAGCACGTCGCCATCGCCGAAATCGCCCTCGATCACATCGCGTACCGCCTGCCGCCAGATCGGATGTAAGGTCACGTTTTCCATGGCGCCCTCACTCGAAGCTGACCGAGAAGCGCCCGAATCGCGGCCGGTATTCGCAAACGCCGATGAGCGCGCCAGCATCCGAAATAGCCTTCCGCACTTCCTCAGCGTTGAGGACGTCGGGATTGAACGCGAGATCCAGCTCACACGCCCACTCTATGAAAATCGGCCGGTAGCGCATCAGCTTGGCCGGCCCGACCTTCACGCCTCGGCAGTCGACGAATCGCGTATCGGACCAGAGCTGCTCGGGTGCCTTCGGGCCGTCATACAACAGTTTCGCCTTGTCGGTCATCACGACCGCGCCACGCTTCCAGTGCGTGCCGAGCTTCTGCAGCTTGGCGCCGGCCAGAAACGTTGCATCGAAATTCTGACCGGGGATAAACACACCGTCACGATCCGACCAGTACAGGCCGGCAAGAAACTCCGAGCGCGCGATCGCGAGATGATCCTCGTCGGTCTTTTTCCGCTTGCCGGTCAGCTCCTTATGCGCCTTCGTCTCCGCGAGCAGCGGGTTCGCGAGCTTGTCACTGTGCATCATCAACGGCGACGAGCCGACGATTTTCAGGTGCATGATGTCCATCAGTGCACCTCCCGGCTGGCAAGAGCGATGCTGTTCAGGCCATTGAACGCAAAGTGTGAGGTGCGTTCCGCGACCCACTGCCCGAGCGCCGCGAGATCGACCGCAACTTTAGGCGACGAGACAGCCGTCGCCTCGATCGCCGCGAACAGAGCCGAGGTGTATCGAGTCTGGTCATCGAGGAGCGACGACAGGTCGCGCGACTGCGACTCGATTTCGCCGACCTTGCCATTGGTTGCTGCCGTGCTATCATTTCTCATGATGTGTTTTCCGTGGATGGATTTCACTTCACTTCAAGACGCCTCGACGGTTGCCGCCGTCGGGGCGTTTTCCTTTTGGCGGCTAGCTTCGAGCCGCTGGATAATCTCGCTGTTCAAGCTGCGGTAATTCTTCTGGGCTTGATTCGTGAGGTATTCCCGGAGTTCGGCAGGCAAACGCAGGCCAAACGGTACGATCTGCTTCCTCTTCACAAATCCTCCTGATTGCTACATCGTGTAGCTATATTACACCATGTAGCCATTCACGCAACTGCTTTTTTGCGACATCATGTAGCCATGACCACGAAACCGACCCGTCCCGCTACCGCGCACATTCCGCCGTTCGGCCTCCGCATGCAACCAGAGCTCAAGGCAAAGCTTGAGGAATCTGCAGCGAAAGCCGGCCGAAGCTTGAATGCTGAAATAGTGGCGCGCCTTGAGCAAAGCATCCAGAACCTGCCAGGCGGAGTTGCTGGAACGAGCTATGCGCCTCCAGAACTACTCCACCAGATGCTGGAAGTTTCCGAGGAAACCGAAAAACTCCGCAGGGAGGTTGGCGAAGTACTGGAAATCGTGAAGAACGCGATGACACCCGAGGAAATTCGACGCCGGTATGGCCGCGGCCCGCAATACGATGAGCCTGCCAACCAACAAACCGAAGCTTCGAAGCCTGCTACTAAGCGCGTCACTCGCTCGAAGAGGTCGCAGTCTTAATCCGCAACCCAAAATAGCCGGCTGCCCGTTCCCAGGTCGGCATACGTCGGCGTGTCGTCCGGATTCTCGGCGCCCTGCACCCATAGCCGCCCGGCAAAGCCCAGGTGTCGATGCTGGGCCAATAAGTCGCCCCCCGTGGTCAACGGCAGCCCGCTCACGATCGGCGTCCCACTGTCATCAGCGACGTCCAGCACCCAGCCGGCCGGACCGCGATAGACCAGCGTCAACTGGTAGGTCGTGCCGGTCAACGAAATCCTGAACCGTTGGACGTCGGGCGAGAGCGGGATTTCGTAGATCTGCATCACCAACTCTCCTGCGGCACGGCACCACCAGGCGAAGGGCTGCCCGCCGACAACCGCTTCGTTCCCATGTCCTGCACTTCGGACGTTGCAGACGGATCAGCCTGATTTGCTTTCGGCGGCAGCTTCGCTACCTTCGTTTCAACGCGAATGATTTCGCGAAGCGTCGCCGTCACGATCAGGGCCGCGCTGGTTTTAGCGTCGGTCGTCACCGCGAGGCCGCTGATCAGCATGTTCGTGTACTGACGCCGGCTCGTCGTGACGTCGAAGGGCTGGCGCGACTGCTGAAGTGCGAGCAGTTGGCTATACACCGACGATACATAGTCAGCGCTCGGCAGGCTGCCGTTAAAGAGCGCTTGTATGGTACCGAGCAGAGCCGCATAGTCCGAGTTCGACCAGCCGCACCGCATCACGACTTCACTCGGCTTCCGGTACGCGTGATCAGTGATCTGCGCACCCACCTCAACCGGATGCTCGGTGATCACCAACTCATCGTTGTGCCGCTCCTCGATCGAGACGGCGATCGTGATGTCGCCGATCGATTTCGACGACAGCAAGATCATGTCTAGACCAAAGCTCACGCTATCACCCCTCGCATTTCACGGGCCATGTCGTTTGCGACTTGCGCCTGATGCCGCGCCACTTCGCGCCCTGCGGCATTCGGATCATTGACCCCATTCACCTCGATTCGCACGTCCTGCTTCACCTCGACCGAGCGCGACGCTTCACCCCGACCAGCCATCTGTGCGGAGACGGCCGCCGGCCGCTGATACGTCGCGCGAGCATTGTTCAACGCCGCCTCCGCTTCTGCCCTGCTGATACTCGCACGATTGTTTCCCTTGCCGGCGTAATGGCTGCGGCCTGTGTCCGGATCTGCCACGCTCGCCCATTCACGAGACATCGCGCGCAACGCAGCCAGCACATCGTCGCTGCGGCCTTCGATGTAATCCGCGATCGCGCGCCGCTTGTTGCGCACCAGGTACTCGCTGAAGATCCGGTCTTGCAGCTTCCGGTCGAACATCTCGCTGCCGTTCAGCTTCATCGCGCTCGCTGCTTCGGACAACGTGCCTCCGATGATCTGGTAGCGGCCGGCGGCATTGAACTGGCCGGCGCGCTGCGCCGCCATGACCTGCGCCAGCGTCATGCCCTCAAGGTTCTCCGTCCCGGACCGGTATCCGCCGCGCGCGCCGCGGTTCACGCTGTTGTAGTCGCCCTCGCCGCGCGAGATCAGGCGACCGAATGCCGTGTCGGCCAGCCGTTCCATCGTGCCGGCGGCACCTGCCGGCACCGCCGCGGGCACCTGCGAGGCCGCCGACGGCGCGCCGCGCGGCGCCGTCAACTTGGCGCCGCCCCCGTCCTTCACGCGGTCGATCTCCTCCTGCGTGTACCCGCCCGTCGCGTCGAGCCCGCGCCGATCCTTTCCGGTCAGAAAGTCCCAGATCGAGCGGAATTTGCCGCCGGACGCCTTCGAAATCCACCCGTCCACCGAGTCACGCAGCGCATCACCGATCTTCCAGCCGGCGAACGCGGCTCCTGCGACGGCCGACAACCGCAGCAGCAGCCCGATCAGCGAACCTACCTGACCGATTACGCTGGAGATGACACTCGCGGCGCCGGTGCCGGCCGCTCCCATCGCGCGGAGCGCCGCCGCGGCCTTCCAGATCCCCTTGGCGATCCGGAACACGCCCAGCGCCTTGAGCGCCACACCGAGCAACAGGATCTTCGTCGACCAGCCGTTCGTCCCGTGATCGAGCTCGACGAACTTGTCCGCCAGCCACGCCAGCGGCGGCCCCATTACCTCGGCCGCCTTCAGCACCGCGTTCGCGATGTCGGCGATGCGATTCGCGATCTGCTCGCCGTGTTCGTCCATCCACTTTTGGAAGCGGTCGAGCTGCGGGCCGATCTTCTGCAGCATCGCGCCCTCGACGCGGATGCCGAGGTTCTCGAACGTCGTGCCGATCCCGCGCAACGACACCATGAACTTGTGGGCGTCGTCCGAAGCTTTGTTGAGCCCCGTTGACTTCGACATCTCCCGATACTGCTTGACGAACTTGTCGAAGTCACCGTTACGCATCGCGAGAAGCAAGTTCTCGTCGATGCCGAAGACACCGCCATATGCGTTCGCCTCGTACTGCGGGAGTTTCGCAAGCTGGGATCCGAGGTCCGTTAGCAGGTCGACTGAGTCACGCAGGCTGCCATTGGCATCCCGAGTTTGGACGCCCATCTGCTGAAGCAGCCCCTCGCTTCCGGGCACGTTCCGGAGCATGCGGGCCAGGTTTTCGACGGTGCCGATCGCCTGTTCCGACGACACGCCAAAGTTGCGAGCCGCATACTCGAGCGATTTGAGACTGGTCTCGGCCGCGCCCGTCCGCTGTGCCACGAAATACAGGCGCTCGAGCTTCGACGCGAATGCCGCGATGCCGGCGCTGACGGTCAGTGCCGCACCGGAGATCGTCGTGATGAGCTGCTTTACGCCCTTGGTGGTGTCCTCGACGCCTTCCTTGAACTTCTTCAGGCCCTTCTCGTCGACCTTGAAACCGAGCGCGACCAGGAATTCGCGGATGACGACGGAATCAGCCATTTTCTCTTTCCATCTTGCGGCGGAACGCCGCTTCATTGTCTGCCTGGACTGCGATCGCGTCGTTCATCAGCGCGACGTCATCGAGCCCGAGCGTGCCGTCCAGCAGCGACTCGTATTTGCACCAGCCGCGTGACACGGGTTGGAGCAGCCAGTCCTCGCCACCGGGCAGCGCGCGGATCCAGCTCAGGTCGCCGCCGGACTGCTCGCTTGGCTGGTAAGGAGCCCGGCGATAAAAGGTCCGAGGTTCGCCACCACGACACGCACGACGAGCGGCAGCATCACGTCGATTCCGATGTCGTCGAACATCGACGTCTTGTGCGCGGCGGACCACACCTTCGCCCAGCCCGCGCCCTGCCACCGTTCGACGACGGACAGGCACATGCCGAACACGTATTCGGCGTCCTCGTCCTTCAGGCCGGCCAGCGCGTCGGCGAACGGCTGCAGCATCGGCGCAATCGAGTCCACGAGGGCCAAGACGCCTTGCTTCTCGTCGGCCGGCGCCTCTCCCGTCTTGTCCATTTCTTCGTAGAACTGCAGCAAAACCGGGATCATCGGCGGGATGATCGGCGCGATGCGCCGCGACACGTGGAATTGCTGCATCGCGCTCAGCTTGCCGATCGCGTACCGCACGCCGTTGAGTTGGATTTCGGTCGTCATGTTCAATACGTCCCGAGAATACGGTCGATCTTGATCGAGTCGAAGACCCACTCGACAATGTCGCCGTCCTTCGCGTACTTCAGGTCCGGCACCTTCTTGAACGCGCAGCTGCGCGCGGTGGCAATGTCGCCCGAGACCGATTGACCGACCTCGATCAGGTTCTTGCCCCACAGACGGCTGTCGAGCGACTGCGCGTCGTAGAGCGCCATCAGCTTCGCGTTGATCGGTGCCGTCTTGAGGTAGCGCAGCGTGACCTGGCCGGACTTGTCGGCGTGCAGGCTGTGCATGCCCTCGCCGTCCGATCCGATCGTCATCGTGTTCTTGTCGCCGGCTGCCGCGAGCGTGATGCCTTCCTCGGCCGTGGCCTCGCCGTAACCGAGAGAGAAGACGCCGCCGGGCCCGACGAGCGTCGCGTTGACGTCTTGAAACGAATAGGTTCCCGACATGGGATTCTCCTGTTACCGGTTGACGTTGACGAGGATGTCGACGCTGTGGATCGCACCGGCTTCCTTCGCCGCGACCTGGAACACGACGGACTTGCGCGCCTCACGGTCGGCCTGCGATTGCGTCGCGATCGGCGGCGTATAGACGTAGTAGCCCTTCGCCAGCGTGTCGCCCTGATTCAGCGCACCGAAGCCACCCGAGTTCCAGACGCCCGGCGCGAGGTAGCCGTTGTTCACCGCCGCCTCGCACGACGATGAGATCTTCGCGGCGATCTGCGCGTTGCCGCCGTCGGTCTGCGGGATCTTCGTTGGGCTCTGGTACAGCAGGTTGTAGACGTCCGTCTCGATGCGGTTGCGGAACCAGATCGCGTTGTAGACCGAATCCGCGAACAGGCCACTCGGCGTCACGCCGTACTGGATGATCGACGTGTCGTTGCTATAGTTGACGAAGACGTTGCAGTTCTTCGCCTGCAGCGTATTGGCCTGCGTGCTGGTCAGCTGCTCGGCCGCGACGCTCGGCTCCTGCTTGAACATGAGCGTGATCGTCGTGTTGTTGCCGTTGAAGTTCACCGACAGCAGGCGGCCGAGCAGCGACGACACAGCGTACGGCGTCGCGCTCGAGTACTGCACGATCGTGTACTTCAGCTTCAACGCCTTCAGCTTGCTCGCGATGTCGGTCGACACGGTCGAGTCGAGCACCTGCGGGTTCTGCGTCGTGATGCCGTAGAGATGCCGCTGGTCGGCCTCGATGAGGTTCGCGACGGCGATGTGCTGAACGTCCGTAATCGACGCGTCGGCGAAATCGAGGCCGAGGAACTGGTTCGCGAAGCGATCGAGGAACAGCGCGGCGGCTTCGACCGGTTGCTCGGGTGCGATGCCGTCCGCCGGCATGCCGGCGAGGCTGCTCGTCAGGCCGAGCATCGCCGAGATATCGGTACCGGTGCCCGGCGCCGTCGCATAGCCGACCTTCGAATTCGTGCCGGTCGTGTTCGACGTCACGACGAACTGCGAACCGGTCCAGGCGATAGTCGCGCCCGTCAGCTTGGCGTTGATCACCGTCGCCACGCCGTTCAGGTTCGTCTGTGCCGAGAAGTCGAGCCCCGTGACCGACTTCGCCGCGCCGTCGACCGTGATGCTGAACGCGCCGGTCGTGACCGCATCCCAAACCGCGATGTCCTGCTGCGCAGCCGACAGCACGCCGCCGCGCAGCGAGCCGGCCGTTGCCGTCTTCGCCCACCGACCGATCAACAGCGACTTCGGCTGCGGCACCTGGTTGAAATACAGCGCGGCGGCGTAGTACTCCGGCGTGTTCGTGCCGAAGTCAGGCGTCACCTCGTCGATGCCGCCGTACGAGCGCGCGCGCTCGTTGGTATCGATGATGGGCGACGAGCCGAGAATCAGCCCGGTGTTCATGTTCGCGCCCTGCGCCGCGAGCGCGGCGAGGTTGATCGTCACGTTGATCAGGCGCGATACCGGCAATCCGTTGGACATGCTGGTCCCCTACGAGTGGATGTTCGAAACACCGTCCACCGGCGTCGACGAGTCGGTCGTCGTCGCCACGGTGGCCGATTTGATGTTGAGGACCGCGTAGGTCCGGGTGATCTTGCGGCGCAGCGTCACGGTCATGTCGTAGCGCCGCACCCACTGCTGGTTCACGAAGTCCGGCGCCGCGCGGATCGGACCCACGCCGATGAAAGCCATGTCGTCCTTCTGAAGCTGCTCGCGGTTCTGCGGAATCGCGAGGCCGTCGGCGAGTCGCTGCGCATATCCCTTCGCGCGCGGGCCGTAGAACGTGCACAGAACGTCGATGCTCTGGTGCCGGATGTACGTGTCGTGGCCGTCGCCGGCGCCGTCGTGCTGGATCGCCGGGCCTGCGTCCGGCTCTTGCTCCTGCACTCCGAATGCGCACCAGTCGACGGACCGTTCAGGTTGCTTCGGGACGGTTGGCTGCCAGCGCGGCCGCACGAGGTCGCCGGGCAGCGCCGTCACGCCCGCGATCAGGTCGTGGACCAGATCGTCGAGAGCATCGTCCTCGTCCGGCGGCGCATCGACGGCTGGCACCAGGTATCCGCCGGTCGAGCTGTCGGTCATGAGGTCCCCGCGAGAGGCTTGATGTCGCACTTCGCGCAGACGAAGCCGCGGCCGAAGTGCGAGTAGTTGTTCACGTTGACGACGGTGTACGTGACGCCGGCCCAGATCACTTCGTCGGCGTCACCGCCGAGTGCGCCGTCGCGCAGCCTGAATGGCGTGTGCAGCGTGATCGAGCCGATGATTCGACTGCCGTCTGAGTTCCTGTGCAGGATGTCGCCCTTGTCGCTCGTTACGACCGCGGAGAACGGCGTCGATGTGGGCGTGTTGTGCGCGCGCCCTTTCTCATCCGTGACCTGCGTCATGCGGTTGCAGATCAGTCCCATGTCCATGACGTCGGGATCGAGCAGGACGTCGGTGACGTCGAGGAACGCCATGCGGAACTCCAATGCAAAAGGGCCGCGCGAGGCGGCCCTTGGGATGAGGAAAGCGGGGTGCTACTTCTTGCGGACCACGTACGTGATCGAGTTGCGGTACTGGGTGGTGTCGACCAGCGTGTTCTCGCGCGTGACGCCGCGGCGCCGGCGCGCGGCCAGCGTAGAGTCAGCGAGCTTGGGCTGGATGTTGCTGTTGATCTTCGCGCGCACCGAGTTCTGTGCGACGAGGCCGGCGCGATTCAAGCTGCGGTCGACCTTTTCGAGATCGCCGTCGAGCGCCGCTTCGACGCCCTTCTGAAGCTGCGGCTCGAACTTCGGCCGCGCGTCCTGCACTCCGGGTACCAGGTGCGGGCGCGCCGGGAGGTTGTTCGCCGGCGAGCCGTTCTCGAGGATGTAGCCGATCTCGGCGTTGCTGAGCGGTTCGCCCTGGTCCTTGCGGCCCGCGGTGCCGTCGGGCACGCCGACGAGCACCTCTTTCTGCACGAGCCCGCTGATCGACTTCAGGATCTCGTCGAGGCGGTCGAGTGTCATGCCCATGGGGTTCTCCCGATGAGCATCGGCGGCGTTACAGCTGCATGCCGCCCGCGCCCATCATCTGTGCGAGGCTGAGATACCGGATGCCGTACATCGTAGCGTTCCAGAACCCGCCGTCCTTGATCGCGACGGCCGCGGTGTCGTAGCTGGCGCTGACCTTGTCGACGGCCTTCGACGACTGCGGCCCAGTCACCTGCCCGGGCACACCGCCGATCGCCGCCGTCTTCTGATCCTTGGCCGCCAGCGCGAGGTGGTGTGCCGTGACCAGTGCGACGCCCAGGTCAGTCAGCTCGCCCCAGCGCTCGGCGTTGACGAGCGAGACCGCCACCGTCAGCCAGAACTGCACGAGCGGGTCGGAATACGTCGTTGAGTCGAACTCAGGGAACGACTGTCTGAACTGGGATACGTCCACGGGTCACCTCATCGAATGGTCGGGTGCCCGGCGCGCGCCGATCTGGCGCGCCGCCGGGAGGCCATTATGCCTTCTTCCCGCTGCCGGACTTCTGCGTCGCGCCGTCGGCTGCGCCGTCCTTCGCGGCAGCCGCGGCATCCTTCTGGGCTGCCTCGAATGCCGCGACCCGCGCGGCGAGATCCTGCTCACTCGCTGCAACCGCGGCTTCACGCGTGTCGAGCGCTGCGGCGCGTTCGTCGAGACCCTTGCCGAACGTATCGAGCTCGACACGCAGCTTGTCGAGACGATCGGACTCGGCCTGCAGATCGTCCTTCGCCGCCGCGGTTGCCGCCGCCTGATCGATCGCGTCGCTCTGCGCGCTACCCGAATCGCCGGAATTCTCCGGCAGCGGGCCGGTGTGCGCTTTCGCGTACCAGTGGTCGGCGATGAATTCCTCGACCTCCTGCACGCCGGCATCGATTCGGCGGACGACCTCCTCGCCCTCGTGGAGCAGCCGGATCGTGAAGGCCGTCAGAACGTTGATCTTCGCCATGTCAGATCCCGTCCCGGTAAGCGGCCGTCGTGCCGTAGCGCCATTCGACGCGGCCAATACGCGACCAGTAGGTCGTGATCTGGAACAGCGAGCGGTACTCGAGCGGCGTACGCTGCAGGTCCGTCATCGGGAACTGGACGTACTTCTTGTCGCTGTTGTACGCGACCATCCGGTCCACCGTATTGAGCTGGCCCTGCGTGCCACCGGCGCCGGCGCCGATCAGCCACTTCAGCTCGAGAATTTCGAGCGGCGTGCCCTGCTGCGTGCAGATGTTGTTCTCGAGCAGGTACGTCAGGATCGACTTGCTGCCGGCCGTGCTGATGAGGCGCGACGCGATGCCGCCGAGAGTTGCCGGCGGCAGCATCAGGCGGTTCGGCTTCACCTTCCAGCTGGACGCCTGCCACGCCGACGTCAGGATCTCGTTGACGTCCTTCAGGATCTCGTCCGGCGTCTTCGTGTTCCACTGCGGCGTGCCGGCCGCGCCGTTCGCGACGTTCGAAACGCTCCCGACGGCACCGATCGAGTTCACCAGGCCGGTGAAGCTCATCTGCGGATCACCGTAATAGACGATCTGGTCGAGGTCCATGTTGCGCTTCATGTTCATCGCCTCGACCTTCTGCGAGTCAATGGGCATGCCGAGCGCTTGCGACTTGATCAGTTCGGGCACCGTGTACTTGACTTCGGCACCCCAGAGCAGCATCGGCTGTGCGGTCTTGCCGATGTCGACCGACGGGCCCGCCAGCGCATTGCCCTCGTTCGAAATCCAGTTCAGACCGGTCGGGTTGATGCCGCCGCTCATCCCGAACGCCGAGTTCGTGAACGACGCGACTTCGTCGGCTGCCGAGACATCGCTGCGAATGTAGATGTCGCGCGACCACGTGTACTCGACGAGCGGCTCGTTCAGCGTCTGGTCGAGGCGTTCGAGTTGGCCGACGAGGAACGCGCCGGTCGAGTCGATCGTGGCGCGGTCGTAGGTGTATTGCTGGTCCTGCGTGCGCGCGCGGATCAGTCGGCGCGTCGCGTCCGCGACGGCCGCCGACATCGGGATCGACGCCCCGGCCCGGCGCAGGTGCTTCAGTTCGGACATGTCCATGTAATGGCTCCAGAAATGCAAAAGCCCCGCGGTTGCGGGGCTTCGGGTGAAGCGCTGTTCAGCGCCGGATCAGATGTTGACGGCGATTTCGGCGACGCCGTACGAGTCGGCCGGCCCGGTGAAATACCAGTTCGACGGCATCGCGACAGTGTTCGTGCCGTCGGCCGCCGCCTCGAAACCACCGAGCGGCTTGCCGGCGGCTGCCGCGGCGACACGCACGTACACCGTGCCGTTCTTCGTGGCCGGCGCGGTACCGCCAAGCGCGGCGTTGAAGTAGCCGCGCTTGAGAATGTCGGTCGGGCCGCTGGTCGGCGGCGTCGACGTGCCGAGCGGATCCGTGCCATTGCCCTGGACCGGGTACGCGCGCAGGTTCACGCCGTAGACGCTCGCCACGGTGTCGGCCGCATTGTTGATCGGCTGGATCTTGCCGTTCACCATCTTCACGGGAACGCCGAACGCCGCCGGCGGTGCGGCCGGATCGATCAGCTGCGTCTCGATCGTGGCGACTTCGGCACGCTGGAGATCACCGGCGAAGCCCGCCGGCATGCGGAATTGATAGGCTTGATACGAGGGCATGTCGGCTCCTTACTTGCGGTTCTTCCAGAATTCCGCGTGGACTTCGTTGATGTCTTTCCGCGCAGCCTGAGCGGAGTCGCTCGTCCGGCGCTGCAGCACGCCAGAGTTCTTGCCGCGCACCAGTTCGGAAGCCGCGTTGAAGAACGCCTTAACCGCGTTGCACGGCATGCTCGAGATGTCAGCGCCGCCAGTCACGGCCTTGACCGCCTCGCCGTTCTCGTTGTCCATCGCAGCGAGCAGCGCACGACGGCGCAGGACGCAGATCGCGTCGACCGTCTTCTTGCGCGCGACCTTCGCGTCGAACGTCGGCAGACGGACGCCCGGGGCAAGAATCTCGGCGCGCGAGAGCGCGTCCTGGAACTCGTCGCGCAGTGCCGTGCTGTCGCCGGTTTTCGTCCCGCCCTGGTCGCCACCGCCGGTGCCCGTGCCGTCGTCATCGGTCGTCCCGGTTCCGTCGTCTTCGTCGTCATCGTCGCCCGTCGGCGTACCGCCGCCCTCGAGCTTCGTCACGCGCTCGGCGAGCGCATCGATCTTGCCGTTGGTCGCTTGGACCGCATCGAGCACCTGCTTGAGCGGATCGCTTTCGCCACCGCCCGCGCCTTCGTCGCCGGTTGCCGCGGCGCCGGGTTTCGGATCGCCGGCCGCGCCGGGCATGTGGATGTGAATCTGGGGCTGGCCGTTGCCGCCTTCGCCCTCGCCTTCGTCGCCCGTCATCTCGTTCGCGACCTTCTCGAACGTGTCCGAGTCGCGCGTCATGAACGCCTTACGCAGCTTCTCGAGCAGCGTCGACTGCTTCTTGTTTGCCATGCTGGAATCTCCTGTCGGGAGTAGGTTGGAAGCGCTATCCCCGATGGAACACACGGGGCCGCAGCGGGCGTTTTTCACGAGGGCGACGTGGTTGCCCACGATCACCACCTGTCGCGCCCGCCCAGGCGCAATCTGCTCGTAATCGGCGTCGTAGCCGTTGCTGACCTGATCGAGCGCGTCGGGTCCGTCGCTTTGAACACGGCGGATCGCCTCGGCATCGGTGATCAGCAGGTCGGCGAGCATCAGCTCGGACTGCGCGCCCTCACCGCGCCGCACGTTGCGCACGGTGCCCCGCGCGACCGACATGTAGTTCGCCGGCGTCACGAAGTCGGGCGGATGGTCGATCGTGATCGGCTTGCCCTCGAAGCTGGCGAGCGTCTCGGGGCTGAACAGCACGTCGGCCGTGCGCTCCGCGACGATCACGCCGTCCTTTGCCTCGAGCTCGGGAAGCTCGAAATACGCGTAGTCCTGCGAGCCGACGCGCGCGATCGGCACCTCCTCGCAGAGCAGGAAGCCTTCGGGCGTCAGCGAGCGACGCGTGCCGATCTTTTCCGCGGTGAACATGCCGGATGCGGTCACGCCGTCGCGGGTATGCGCGCGAGCGCGCGTCGCGTGCGAACCGCAGGTGCACGCGTGGTCGATGGTGTAAATGCGCATGTCAGCCTTCAAGACTGGTTCGGATGCCGCGCGCGACGACGCGGCGGATTCGCTCGCAATCGGGCACGGCTCGCGTGAGCCGGCACCATACGATCAGGGACCGGATGTACAGCGGCAGCCACCAGGCGGTGCGCACGCGGAACGTGAATTCGCGGGTCGTCATGGTCAATTGCTCCCCCAAACGATGCCCACCAGGCGACGGCGCCTCCCGGCGCGGACGTAAATGCACCGCCCGAGAATCTGCAGGTGCGCGAGATCGCCGTGCCGCCGGTACGTCAGAAGCCCGGGAATTCGAAAAATGAATGGGGTCATGGCTTTCGCCTACTCGTCGGAAATGATCGGCTCGGCCCAGCAGCGGCAGTTCCAGATCTGCCCGGGGTGGAACCGCATGTACTTGCCGTTTTCCTCAACCTCGGGCGGCTCGTCCCACGCGCAGACCTTGCCCTCCATCGCGCGGTGGCCGGCGCGGACATCACTGTCGCCGCTGGTCCGCCAGATGTAGTGCGTGCTCCCGACGCTGCGCGCGCGGGCTTCGGTGAGCGACGTCGCGGCGCGCGAGACCTCGGTCCGCGCGATCAGGTCGGCGCGGCTCTTCGCGACCTGGCCGGACTCCTGAATCGCCTTCGAGATCTGCGCCGCGCGCGTGCTGTCGACCATCCCCTCGATGGTCAGCTGGTGCACGCGCTCGGCGGCCTCGAGCGGGATCGACTTGATCAGCGTCACCTGCTCGGCCATCAGCGCGCGCAGCGTCTCGCCGGTTGCCGCGTTTTGGATTTCGTCGCGCAGCGCGCGCGACATGTCGGCCGCCTGCTGCATCCACGCCTGCTCGTCGCGCCGGTTCAGGTCCGCGAGCATCCGTGCGGCGGTCGCCTCGGCCCACGGCGCGAGTGCCTCGGCGTACCGCCGCAGCAGCTCTTCGATCGTCGGCGCCCACTGGGGGTCACCCTGCGGGAAGCCGTTCACCAGCACGCCGACCTGCTCGGCGATCTTCCGCAGTTGGAGGCTGTACTGACGCTCGGGCCCGCTCAGGCGCACCGGGTTCTTGCGCCGGCCGCGCTTTCGGTCGAGGGTGAGCGTCATCGGCGTCGGAACAGCCTGCGGATCAGTGAATCGTTCGTGCGCGCGCCGGCGGGTGCCGTCGGCATGGTCGGCAAGACCGTATCGATGGCCGGCGGCTCGTCGCCCTGCTCGTCGCGCTCGGCCTGCTCGATTGCCTCGTCGGAGATGTCGCCGAACATGCCGGTATCGGGCGATGACGCCTTCAGCTCGCGCATGCCCTGGCTGCGCGGAATCAGGTCCGCGTCGACGGCCTTCGTTACAGAATCGACCGTCTTGTTGCCGATCTCAGCCTTCTCGGCCGCCGACATCTCCTGCAGCGGACGGAACTCGTACGCGAAATCCTCGGGCAGCGGCTGGCCGATCTCGGACCGGCACATGACGTCGAGCAGGCCGTGCAGCGGGTTACGCAGCCGGCGCTCCTGCCGCGTGTGGACCTTCTCGTGGTACAGCAGCCGCGAGCCTTCTCCGGTATCGCTCAGTCCGGCCGGCTGTTGACCGAACAGGCGATCGAGCGGGATGCCAGTCGCGCCGCTCAGCTGCATCGCGAACTGGAGCATCACGTCCGACAGCCCGCTGAACGCGTACTGGTGCGTCTCGAACTTGTCGGCCGCGTCGATGAGCGTGATCCCCTCGTTCGACTGCCCGAATCGGATCATCTCGACCTGCTTGAGCAGGCCCTCCTCCGCCCGGCCGCCAGCAGCCAAAATTTCGCGCAGCTTCTCGACGCTGAGCGTACGGAGGTGCGCCTTGTAGACGAGCTGCCCGGCACCAACCGTCGCGCTGTCGAACGCGATGAGGCGGTCCCACATCGGCTCGAGGATCGACAGCCCCCAGCTGTTCTCGCTGATCCGCTGGTAGAACGGCAGCGCTTCGCCGTCCATGCGCAGCACGCGCGAATGGTGGATGCGCCCCTGCGGCAAGCCGATCGCCGTCGGCAGCACGTCGTAGAACTTCGGCATGCCGAGATCGGGGCCGAACTCGGTCACGACTTCGCCGACCGGCGGCGCCACCATCCAGCGATCGAGCACCAACAGCCCCTTGAACTGCCCGCGCCCGATCGTCTCGCGCCGAAGCGGCTGCGACATGTCCTGGCCGTCGATCAGCATCACGGCGATCGCACCACCGTACAGCTGGGCCCACTTCCCGGTGTCGCAGAGCTGATCCCAGATTGCCTTGCGCGTGAGCGCGGTCTCCATCTTCGACACGTCGGTCGGATCGAGCCCGGACATCTCGATGCCCTTTCGCGTCATGTCCTCGGGGATCGCGTCCACTGCGGCGCGCACGATCCACGAACCGCGATAGGCGGCCTCCAGCCAAACGCGGTTGCGGCTCTGGTACGACAGCGTGTACTGCGACGCCGACGCCTGGTTGTCGGCGCCCCAGCCGAGCCGCGCCTGGAAGTTGGCAAACGAGTCGGTCGTGCGATGCGCGTGCGGCGTCGCGGCCGCGCGCGCGGGCCGTACCTGCTGTTTCTTTCGCGACATTCTGGGAAATCCTGTCGTGCTTAACCGGCGAGCCGCTCCCAGACCGACAGGTCTTTCGCGCCTCCCAGCATGTCGTTGATCGCGTCGACCATCGGATCGATCTGGTCGTCGTGCATGTGCGTGTCGTCCGCCGTGAACGAGTCGCACTCGCTCAGGAAATCGCTAACCCACGGCGCGTCGAGCGGGACGCCGACGTTACCGACTTCGATGTGGCTGACGACGTCCATCACGCGCGTCAGCTTGTCCTTCACGCGCTCGATGCCCTCGATCGGGATCCCGCCTTCGGCCTGGATGTCCTGAATCAGCCCGGTGCCGCTGGACTTGTCCTCGACCTTCATCTGGCGAAGTACCGGCGCGCCCGGGTCGTCGGCGCCGATCGCCGCGTGCTTGTTCCAGAAGTCGATCGCGCGCTGCTTGAGCTCCGGTGCCTTCCACTTCCCGCGGATCAGGTCGATCAGGTACACCCGGTTGTCGTAGCCGAGGCCCCAACACTCGAACACGCTGTAGTCGTTGCGCTCGGCGGTCTTCTGCGCGGTGTCGGCGAAGATCTTCCGGTACTGCAGCTGCGGCAGCGCGCCGTAGCGCAGGAACTTGCCGCTCTGGATGATCCCGCCGCCCAGCGGCGACGGCCGCTGCATGTACTGCCCGTTGAAGACGTACGGATCGGCCTTCTCGGACGCGAGCAGGTCTTGCAGCGGTTCCTTGTACGGCCAGTAGCTGAACCGGCCGTCGTCGTCGCGCTCCGAGCACTCCACGCGCTCGCGCACGTGCGCCGGCAGCTTCGCGACGTACTCATCGGTGATCAGCGCCGGGATCTCGATGAACTCCCACTCGCCGGGCAGCTTGCCGGACTTGATGAACCCGGTCGGGTCTTCCTCGGCGAGCCGCTGCATGATCACGATGATCGGCGTGTCCGGATTCGCCTTCCGGCTCTTCACGGTCGACAGCAGCTTGCGGTTCGCCTTGTTGCGGTTCGTCTTGCTGTACGCGTCCTCGACCTTTAGCGGGTCGTCGATGATGATCGCGCCCTGCCAGCCGTCCGCCATGTGGCCGGCCCGGAAGCCGGTGATCTGGCCGCCGAGCGACACCGCGTAGACGCCGCCGGCCTTCTTCCCGTCGACCAGGACGTTCCAGCGCTTCTTCGACTTCGCGTCGTCCGCGATCTCCAGCGGCCAGAGCGCCTGGTACTCGGTGGACGCGACTATGTCGCGCGCAGCCTCGCTGTTCAGCAGCGCCAGGTCGTCCGAGTACGAGATGTGCAGGAAGCGCGCGCGCGGGTTCAGCGCGAGCCCGCGCGCGATCAGGTTGATCGCGACGAGCTCGGTTTTCGACGAGCCCGGCGGCACGTTGATGACGACGTTCTTCAGCTTGCCGTCGATCACGCGCTGGACCGCGTCGGCGATCAGCACGTGGTGCCAGTTGACCCGGAACTTGATCGCCTGCCGGTGCTTGAAGAAGTACCGGCTGAAGAACAGGTGGTCGCGCTCGCATTTCGCCTTCAGGACGGCCCGCTCGATGGCGGGGTCAATACTCGTCTTCGAGCTTGGCGACGGCGGCTGCGACCTGCTGTTCATCGACGACGACCGTCCTATTCACGATTGGGCCGCCGTCCTCCCCGGTATGCTCGAGGCGACGGCGATTCGTGAACGCGTCGCCGGCTTCCTTCGCCGCCTGTTCGAGCAGCTGCGCCATCAACGGCAGGTTGCCGCGCTGCTCGGCGAGGCCGACGGCACGATCGAGCGCGCGCAGGCGCACCGCGCGGTGCGAGACGCCGATGCGCGAGGTGTCTTTCAGGAACTCTTCGCGCGTCCGCTCGAAGATCTCGCGGTACTTCTTGCTGAGCGTCGAGCCGGCGCGCTTCGTCGGGTCGTACCGCTCGCACTGCTGCGGCGACACCTCGACGCCGAATTCCTCGCGCACGGCCTTCGCGACGCGCGAGATCGTGTCGAAGCATGCGAGCGACTGGACGATGTACACCTTGATCGCGTCGGGAAGTGCTGCCATAGCGGGAAAACGTTCGGGTTACGCGGCCCGCAGGATGCAGGTGCCGCAGGCGCGCGCGATGTCGGCGTGGCCGACTTCCGGCGCGCGGCGGGCGGCGTCGACGAACTTCGCCGTATCGCCGGCGCCGCCGCCGACGCCGTACCGACGGACGATGCCGACGAACTCCTCGACGTCGTGCCCGCGGATGCCGAGCTTCGGCAGGCCGCCCTTGGTGAACGCCGGCGCGCCGAACTCGTCGAGGCGCTGACCGATGTGATAAAGCTCGTGCTCGATCAGCGCGCACCACTCCAGATCGCTGCACTCACGTGCGTAGTGCGCGTCGAGCGTGATCAGGAAGGCCGGCACGCGGCCGAACCACTCGCAGAGCTGCTGCTCCTGCCGCGCGCGCTGCCAGCCGCCGGCGCGGATCATCACCTCTTCGCACTGGCCGACGACGCGCCGCATTTGGCGCACGTTCTCGACGGCCGCCCAGAGGTAGGCGATGTCGGCATCGATCAGGTGCGCATGATCAGGGTTGTGCAGCGGCGCACCGTCCCGCAGAAATGTCTCGTTCACCCACTCGGCGACGCCGTCGGCAGGCGCGATATGCCGAATCCAGTTCGAATCGTCGAAGAGGATGTCCGGCGGCGCAGGACGCGGCGCATCCGCCACCGGAGCGACTTCTGTTCGTTTCGAACGAGGCATGTTTATCGCGTGCTCAGGTGGGTCGGGTCGTCGGCGTAGAATCGTCGTGCCGGGATACGCCGGCTCACACTACGGGGGTTAATTCGATGTCACGTGCCGACGCGAAGAATCGAGCAGTAGAACTGGTGAAAGCTGTTCTCGAAACTGGGATTTTCAGCCCCGTAGCACCATCAGCTTGGCTGAACGATCCGGAGAAACACGGGCAAGCGCTCGGCAAGCTGATTGCCGCAGCGGTCAAGACAGCAACGGACGAACTCGAAAACCTGTAACGAAGAGGCCCGCTGGCTCCGGCTCAGCGGGCACCCATCACGGGGACACCACAGAGATGGATCGCGAATATCAATTCAAGTACCACACGAAGCGCTGGGGGCACTCGGAAACGCTTCGCATCCGCAAAACCAACACCGGCTGGCACGTGCAGCATCTCGCCATCAACGGGGACTCGGACAAAGCAGGCAACCCAATTCTCTACGCAAATTTCCACCAGGACTACGTGAAGTACCCAACCGGGCTCGACGGCTTCTTCGAGTTCATCTGGGACGAACTTGACAGTGGGAATATTGACGAAGACCGCGCGCAGCAGCTTTTCGACGAACTCGGCGAGTGGGTAGCGACCTGCGAAATGAGCCAACCTGTATGGCGTGGTTGGAACGCATAGCAAACGAAAAAGCCCGCGGGCTTGTCGTCTCAGCGGGCTTAACGAATCTGGTGCCAGCAGGGCGGCGGAAACCCGTCTGCACCTTTCGGCGCGCTGGCTAATCACCTCGCTGCGTCTTCCCCGCCGGCGCAGCTAAGGCCGGGTCGAGTATAGCGCGGGCACGCCACAACGAAAAAGCCCGCTGGCTTGTCGGCTCAGCGGGCTTGGAACAGCTCGAAGGTTCTCAGAACTGGCCTAAGTTTATGGTCGGAAGATGGCGACCGGTGACGACGATACCAGGACCACCAAACGGCGAAGGCCCAGTAAGCGAGAATCCGCCCGGCTGAACTTGTCCGGTCAAATTCAATGAGAACTGACCACCCGGTGTCCCGAAGACTGAAACCGCATTCGGCGCATGTGCCGAAATCGTCAGCCGCGCAGTAACCTGCGTCCCGACGACATCGTAAGTGCCCTCGTAGCGATACTGGTCGTCGCCCCCGGTGATGACGCCATCGTCCAGCTTCACGCGGCCACCCACCCCAGGCAGCGATGCGCCGAAGTCGACTTTGTAATGTCCGTTCTGAAGCATCTGATCTCCTTTCGCGGTCCCACCCGCACGAAGATCTTACCGGAAACGGACGCCAGAAACGCCGAAGCCCGCTTTCGCGGGCTTCGTTTCTCCGGACACACGTATGACGTGTATCGAATATGGCGGATTATTGTGCATGAAATGCACATCGTCAAGCGGTTTCGCTCTCCCTCAACAATCCGGCGGCCGACAGCTTGCGCTCGATCGCGGACCAGGCGACCTGCGACACGCCGACCGTCTCGCCCTTCCGATCCCCGTCGATCCAGAGGCGGACCGCCGCGTTCTGCTTGCTGACCGTGTTCCGGTGAGCCTCGCAGTCGTCAGCGATCTGCGACAGGTCGCACTTCACCCCGAACAGCCGCTCGATGATCGCCCGCCGGACGCGGAAATGCGAGAAGCCCGAGCAGTAGGCGGCAGACGCCTGCGTCAGCCACCCGATCGCCGCCTTCCACTCGAGGTTCGGCGTCCGGCCGCTGCAGCACGCCGCGCCGCATGAGCACGGCAGGTCGCGCGGCGCCGCGCGCGCGACGATCACGGACAGGTGCAGGTCCGGCAGATCCCAGAGATGCCGGCGGATCTGCCCGGCCTGCCCGGCGCCATCCAGCCCGACTAGGCCCATGCCCGTGCCGATCGACTCGCCACGCAGCCGCTTCGCCAGCATCGTCTCGCCGTACTGCTGCGACGAGTAGCAGAGCGCGAACCGCACGGCGTCGAACGCCGATTTGAACTCGACGACGTCGCTCATCGCGCACCCCGCGTCGTCATCGCCAGCGCCTGGCGCGTGTTGAGCTCGGCCATGTAGCCCGACAGGTTGCTGGTGAAGTCCGGCCGGATGCGCGTGTCGACGTGCGACCCGGGTGAGCGGCTGGTGCCCGCGAGCGAGTACATCCGGCCGCGGGCCTCGGAATGGGAGTCGAGCCGTGCGAGCGCGACGTCGAGCGCGAGCAGCTGGCGCACCGACGAAACCGGATGCTTCAAACGACGGGCGAGATCGTGCGCCGAGTACCGGACGCCGGGCTTCATGGCCGCGATGATCGCGTTGATGGTGAGTTTTCCGTTTGCTTTCAAGGCCCCGCTCCTTATGCTGACTTCAAATTCAATTCGATCGCCTCGATGCGCACGCCGGGCACGCGCGCGTAGCGCTTCGAGATCCAGAGGTCGACCACCTGGCCGTCGTCGGCGTAGACGACCCCGCTCATGCCGTCCTTCAACGCCGGGGCAACGTTGTTGACCGCGCCCCTATCCCATTCGATGCTCATTCCACAACCTCCGAATACCGTTTGTGTCAACTTCCTAGGCCCGCTGCAAATTCAATTCGATAACCTCGACTCGCACTCCAGGGGTGCGGGTGTAGCGCTTTGACACCCACCCATCGACGATCTGAGCGTCATCGACGTACACGATCCCGTTCAGGCCGTCTTCGATGGATTTCGCGACGTTCGACCAGTCCGGCTTCTTCGTCGCGCCGATGGCGCCGGCGGCTGCCGCGTCCTGGCGCTTCTGCGACCAACTCGCCGGGATCGGCAGGCCGATGTGCACGATCAGGCGCACCGGGCCCTCGTACGGCTGCGTGTCGCGCATCGCCGCGCGCGCGGCCATCTTCACGAGATTCTCGTAGCGCTCGGTCGCCTCGGGCGTGAACGTGCGGACGTGCACTCCGTGGCGCGCGAAGCGTGGTCGGCCCTTCGCAACCGGCTTGCCGGGCACGACGAACTCGACGCGGCGCGCGACAGGCGATTCCGTGATGAAGGTTTGCTGGGTCATGCCCACCACCCTTGCCCATGCCCGGGGCGAACCGAAGCCTGCCGGCGCAGGTCCGCGGCCGCGCGCGGGCTCATGACGATCGTGTGACCGCCGACGATGTACGACATATCGGCCGTGCCGAAGAAGTCGCGCATCCACTGGTTCAGGTCGCTCACGAACTCGGCGGGCATCAGCTCGGCAAATCGCGGAGAAACCGTCATGCGCGGAACGTCAGCGCACAGCGGCGACTCGATCACATCCATTCCCATGACCCTCATGCCGTCACCTCGTCGCTCACGTCATCGGTCACCGGCACGCCGCTGATCGGGCGCAGATTGCAGTCGTGGATCTGACCTTCGGTGCACCACGTACCCCGCATGGAACGCATCGGCAAGCGGTGCTTCACGTTCCAATACGCGCCCCACGCGTCGAAGCCGCCGAGGCTCTGCACTTCGACGATCACGTCGTTGTTTTCTGGCATGACCATGCCAGTCGTGACCGCCAGATCACCCGGTTTGCAGTTCATCTCCCCTCCCCCAGCAGTGCGCCGGCCGCGACCGGGCCAGCGCTGTTGCGAAACGCGCGGTTGTGGTCGTCCCACCACGGGCCGTCGCCCGCGGCGCGGAACACGCGCAGCTTGAATTCGAAGGCATGCTCGTCGTGGCCTTGCTCGTGGCCAAGCTGGCGCCCACGCTCAACGATGCCGGCCCACGAGCGCCACCAGTCGCCCGCGACGCGCGGCGCACCGCCAGCGTTCGCGGAGCGCGCGGCGATGGCGTCGCTGAGAATCCGGTCGAGGAAGCCGACGTTGATCGGCTGCGTCGAGCCGTCCTTCGCGCGCCGCTGGCGCGCCGTGGCGACGGCGGTCAGCACGTCCTCGCGCGTTGCGCCGCGCAGCGGCCAGCTGGCGACGCACTCGTCGCTCGCGGCAACGCTCACGCCCGATGTGCGCAGGATCTCGACGAAAGCGGCGGCGGCGTTTTGCGCATCCTCCGCTACTGCCTGTGCTGTGCCGCCGCCGCTATGGTTTACATATTGGTTATTGGTTATTGGTTCTTGGTTAGTTTTAGAACCGGTTATGTCTGGGGGGCCACTGGCAACCGGATCGGAACCCGACGAAAACCCACTGGGTTTTTCTTGGGTTTCAGCTGGGTTCTGTTTGGTACCCGACTCGCTAGCCGTCCGCTTTTTCGGCCGGCCGCCCTTTTTCCCGTTCTCCTGGGCGGTTTCGGCACGCAAACGGTAGGCCGCGATCTCGATTTCGCATCGTTCGTGGACGTATCCGGCGTCCGTCTGCGTGAACTTGAAACGCAACAGGTTCGCCACGGCGCGGCGCTCTTCCTCCGCGCTCACGCCGACGGCGTAGCACACCGCGTCCAAGTCCAGCGGGAGGGGTTTCTCGGTGTCGTAGTAGACGTCGATCAGGTCGCGATAGATCCAGCGCTCGACACGGCTCATGTTGACCGTGCCGGACCGGAAATCGCCGATGTGATGGGGGTAGTAATTCATCAGGCTCCCCGAGCTACGGTGAGAGGATTCGGGAGGTCGTTCATCGTGCTTCCCACAGATGCTTTTGCCCGCGCAGGTGCGTCGCGGTGTCGATGCGCGGCCGCGCGGGCGTGTTCCAGTTGCCGCCGCCGCGCGCGCCGACGAGTCGCCAGCCGGCGCCGCGCAGGCTCGCGCCGCCCTCGCCGGGCAGCGTGTAGGTGATCAGGCGCAGATAGCCGAGCGCGCGGGCCGCGCGCCACGCCGCGCCGTACAGCGCTGAGCAGGCGTTCCTCGTGCCGTCAGTGCAGCATCGCGTCACCTCGAGCGTCAGGCCGTCGTCGTTTCCGCGGGCTACCGGTCGGCCGACGATGGCGACGCCGCAGACCTGCGGGTCCTGCGCCACGATGGAATCGAGTGAAAGCGGATCGACGACGGCAATGCTGAACTTGTGCCCGGCGACGGGCCGGTGATGTCGATGGTGAGTGGCGACGTAGGCGTTTGCCTCCTCGAGCGAGATCGGGGCAATGATCAGGCTCACGCTGCAGCCCTCCCCGCGATCGCTGGCACCTCGACGCGCGCGAGCTCAAGCGCGCGGGACACGCTGTCGATCGTGCGCGACAGGCGCGCGATCTCCCGCGATTCGGACAGGCGGTCCGCGGCGTCGCGCGCGGCCCTGATGATTTCGCTCACCGACGCGGCCGGCAGAAGGCCGAGTGCCGCAGCGAGCTCGCTGCGCGCTTCGTCGAGCCGCGCAGCGTCGCGCTCGGCGCGCTCGCGGGCGTGCTGCATGTGTTCGCGATACTCCCGATCGGCGTCGGCGGCGGCCGTCTCCAGATTGCTGGTCGCGCGTTCGTACCGCACCCGCGCGAGATCACGGTCGCGGATCAGCTTCGCGACATCGGCACCCACACGCCGCTCGACCTCCAGCGTCACGGCATACTCGGCGCGCCGATGCGCGGAGACGCGCTCGCGCTCCCGCTCCATGCCATCGATCAACAGCTTGATCCACGCGTCGCGCGGCAGGCTGTCGATCGGCCGCAGTGTCGGCGCTTTCAGCGTGCGCCAGCCGTCGTCGGCCCGCGCGAGCAGGCCGCAGCCGTCCGGCACGTCGGCCTTGCCGATCAGGCCGGCCGGCACCGCAAACGTCACGCCGGACGCGTATCGCAAGTAGCTCTGCCACTTCCCGGCCGAGACATCGCGGCGGAAGTCCGCGACGGACACTTTGACCTCGTACGCGAGCGGTGTGAAGCGCGAGAAGCTGAGCGGCACCGCGTAGATGTCGGGCCGCGGCGAGCCCGCCGGGCCGAGCTGCATGTTTGTCCAGACAATGCGCTGCGTGCGCTCGCGCACGTATGCGGCTAGGTCTTCCTGTAGAGCGTCGTGGGTCCATTTCATGCGAACTCTCCCTCCGCGAACAGGCGGGGCTGGACGGCACCATTGGCGTAGACCACGTCGAGCACAACGTCACCGGTCGGTTCGTCGCCGTCCCATCCTTGCGGCCAGGTCTGCGCGGCGATCAACTCGCGGATCCGCGCCTCTTCCTCGGCGTCAATCAGGTCGATCAGCGGCCGCCCAGCAACGCGCGCGACACGGTTGCATTCGGCCTGGATCGTCAGGATCCGGTCGAGCGCCATCAGCCGCGCGTCGAACGTGAGCGGCCCGAGGCGCTGCGGATTCTTCGCGACGCCACCGCCCTTCAGCTTCTCGAGCCCCGGCTTGCGCAGGCGGTACTGCGGCTCGCGCAGCTCACGCCAAAGCGGCTTGATGCCGCGCAGCGGCGCGAGATAGGCCCATTGCGGCGTCGCGAGAACCGTCTCGAGCGCCTTCTCCTCCTGGGCCAGCGCGCATCCGATGCAACCGGTGCGGGCGTTGATCTCTTCGGCCTCGTCGCCGCCGTATGCATCCGCGATCGCCGTCGTCGACCAATCGCCGAACTCGGCCTGCGGCGCCCAGTGGCGCAGCCATTCCCACACGTGGCACACGCGCCAATGCAGCAGCGGCGCCAGCGTTGCGATCCGGCCGTGCAGCCCGCGCGCGTTCGGCAGGACCTGCTGATACCAGCCCTGCCCGCACTCGGCGCCATCCTTGCCGCAGCTCATCTCGATCCGGCGGTCGCGAATCGCGCTTTCGCCCTGGCGCACGCCAGTGATCATCAGGATCGTGCCGTCGACGCCGTCGAGCCGCTGGCGAATCGCCTCCTCCATCGGATCGATCTTGATCTGGCGCGTGCACCATCGCAGTGTGTTGTTGTTCGGCGGCGGCACGCCGCGGCCGAGGATGTAGACCATGAACCGCTTGTCGAGCGGCGCACGCACAACCTCGACGCAGATGCCGCGCTCGCGCAACTCGTCCATGATGTGCAGCGCGGAGATCGCGAGCGGCGGCAGTTCCTGCCGCGTGTCCGCGTAGAACACCGTCAGCGTTTTCGGCGCAGCGATCTTGCCGCTGTCGATCAGCCAGCAGATCATCGTGAGCGTCGCCGTGCTGTCCTTGCCACCGGACCATGCGATGCCCCAGTGCTCGTGCTCCGGCCCGTAGGCCTGCATCGACTGGATCGTCAACTCGATCGATTCAGTCATCTGCAGGCGTTGCGCTCCGGCCGCCAGAAAGTCGAGTTGGCGGGCGTTCATGCCGCCTCCCGCGCGAGATCCGCCGGCGCGCCGCCGCTGCGCTCCCAGTCATAGAAGCCGAACGGGCGCACATAGTCGTTCGCTGCCGCCCAACCGCAGCCCCACTGCCGCGCGAATCGCGCGAGCGCGCCGCAGGCGAACGGGTTTTCGTGGAAGGGAACACCGGCGCGCGCTGCGCGCCAGCCCGCGCGGAGCGCCGCGCGTTCGAACAGGTTCAGCACTCGCAGCCCTCCTTCTGGCTGTCGATCGGCGCCGCCTCGGGCCGCACGCGCTCGAGCATCCAGAGCTGGTCCGGATGGAACGCGAGATAGTCCTGCGGGGGATCGCGGAAGATGAAAAGGTGCTTCTGCTCAACGACGCCGAGGTACAGCATGGGGCGGCCGAGCTTGCGGATGAAAGGCTTGCCGATGTCGCGCTGGCTGAGTGTCAACGTCATGCAGCCGCCTGACGCTGACCGAACGCCTGTTGAACGAACTCGCCGATCGCCTGCTGGCTGAGACGGCGGTATTCCTCGATCGCCTTGCGCTCCTCGATCGCGAGCCACTGCCGCGGGTAGTCGCAGCCAGTGAACATGCAGAACAGGTGCAGCTTCGTGGCCGGGAACGGCCGGCGCCCGGCGACCAGGTCGGCGAAGTGCGGATAGTGGATGCCGCAGTTCCGCGCGAGCGTCTTGCGGTCGAATCGGCGCAGGCCCAGCTCGAGCGCGCGCTCGAGGCACGCCTCGAACGTCATCGCTTCGATGTCCGGTTCCGGCAGCGTCGCGGCCTGCACCCACGGCGCGAACATCCTGAATTCGGTCTGGTTCATTCGAAAATTCAATCGTTACCCAGTTGAATACCCACTTGCTTACCCAGTTGGGCCGGGCTCGAAATAAAGGCCGGGACAGCGCCCGGCCAACCTGCAACGGAGATGCATCCCCTGGCGTTCGCGTCAGGGTGTGTGCAACGCTTTCACTTCATTCCCGTCGGCTGAGCCAACTTTTCCTCGTACAGCCTTAGGAGCGACGTTGCCAATCGGTAGGACGGCCGACGCTTCCCCAGCCGACCACTCTGAATTTCGGAAATCGTCGGCTGCGAGCAATCCACCGCGCGCGCGATTTCGACTTGGCTCATGCCAAGGCGCTTGAGTTCGAGAGCAATGAATTGAAGGTCCATGCCCAAATTATAGGTTTGCCGATTTTTCTGTCAATAGGCAAACCGATGCCGTTTCATATAAGAATTCCTATATGACAATCAGCACCTACGGAAAGCGACTTCGCGACGCGCGAAAGGCGGCTCGGCTGACGCAAAAGCAGCTGGCGGACAAGGTCGGCCTCAAGCAAGCGACGATCTCAGAGCTCGAAAACGACGAATATGACGGTTCGGCCAAGACCCCCCTAATTGCGGATGTCCTCGGCATCAATGCGCTCTGGCTCGCTGAAGGAAAAGGCGAGCCGATGTCGACTGCAGACTCGCAGATGGGCTATGAGGCAGCCGTCAAAGCGGCGAGCGACGCCGCTCGAGCTCTGATCGACGCTATCCTCAAGGCCGACAAGACAGGCGAGCCGGCGCAGACCTTCAATTTGATGCTCCGGATGCTTCCGGATGAAAATGAGCCCATCGGGCGCTTGAACCCGTAGCAGCGCACTCGCTTCTCGACTGTTGCTCCCCGCTCAGCGGTTCCAGCGCCCAATCCTCCGCGATCAGAGTCTGGGTCACGATGTAGCGTCGGCGATCCTCGCTCACCCCGAAAGCCGGCCCATCAAGGACCCGCACCAACCATTCAGTTTCGCTGTACGCGCGCCGTACGAGCACGAGCCTCCCCTTCAGCAGTTCATTCCAGGCCCTTCTAATCCGCGCTACGTCGCCCGGCTTACACCGCAACTCGCTCGCCCGCGTCTCTCGATCCATTCCAGCCCTCGCTCTTCTTCGCCACAAATACTGTATGCATGTACAGTAGTGTAGACCTGAAATCGGGGCGCTTTCAACTGGTGTCAGCAGGTACTTAATCAGACGGGTGGCTTCTCAGATGGGCCGCCTCGCCAATTATTGCGCCGGTGTCCGCGACAAGTGCCGTTCAAAAAATTCTGAGGCGCGCTACCAATCGCCGATAAATATCGGCAAACCTATTGACACTTCATATCGGCATGCCTATATTTCAACCTAACGCAGCACTGATCGCTGCGCCACCGCCCAGGCGGATCGTTCTTTAACAACCGAAGGTAAGCCGGGACCGCGAGAGCGGAGCAACCGGCCGGCGCGATCTGCGTCGTGAGTCAGGACGGACGTTGCGGAAAGCCGCGGCGCGCCGAGCAAACCTGATGCAAGACAGCCAGCAGTACGTGTCCGATGGCGTGGTAATCGGCACAAAACCTCGCGCGGCCCGGAGCCGGCATGGCCGGGAGTAGCCGGGCGCGCGAGTGAAGCAGTCTTGACCGGCGGCGGTTCGAACTCCCGAGGCGTCGCCGGTGAAGGCTGCATCGCAGATGCAATTTCGCTGTTCAAGACTTCAATTCCGTTAGCAATCCTACTTTCATGTGGAGGATGCGATGCACATTCCTCGAACCCATCACCACAACCTGCGCGTTCTCGCGGCACGCGTCGAGCAACGCGCCGACCAGCTGCAAGCCGCGGCCGACGACGCAGCGCTGGCGCGCGACGAGCGCAACGAAGCGATCGCCGAGCGCGTCACGTTCGACGTGCTGCCGTTCTCGACCGAGCAGATCGCCGTGCTCGACGCCGCGCTGCGCCGCGGGCGGATCGAGGACGTGTACGAGGTTTGGAACACCTGCAAGGACGTCCTCGCCGCGGAAATCAAGCGGCGCATCGCCGACGCCGATCTCGCCGCCGCTGGCTCGCGCTTCCCGCGAACGTACTGCTCGCAATGCGGCCAGTGTTTCGGGCCAGGCAACGGGGGCTTCAGCCATTGCAGCGACCACCGCACCGCCACGTTGCGCATCGTCCGCGAGGGCTGACATGTCCACGACCGCACGTGACCTGATCGCGCTGCGCCGCGACTTCCCGACCTCGCCCGAGCTGCGCCGCCTCGCGCTGAACCTCATCGCGCCGGGCGTCGCCAGCATGCTCGGCGGCATCTGACCAACCCCGCCCGCTACAGGAGAACGACGATGGCTTTCTATATTTACCGCCCCGCCTCGCGGGAGTTTCTGGCAGAAGACGAGAAGAGCTGGACCCCGGATATGTTCGACGCCGCCAGCTTTACCACACGGCAATTTGCCGAGGCCATCGCCGAGCGGGAGCTCGGCAAGGGTCACGACGCCCGTGTGCTTGATGACGGGGCAGACGACTGACCAACCGCGCCCGCCCTGCGGGCATTTATTGAGCCGATCCGATTCCGCAAGAAAGCGGACGGGAACACACCCCGTAGACCGCCTAAGCGGGTGTGAGTCGGATCGGCTCCATAAATGTCCGCCCTGCGGGCAATCACACCACACGCAGGGATACGAGATGAGCTGCGGATACCAAGGGGCGCACTTCGGCGCCCACTACGAAGACGGCTGCTGCATCGACGGCTATCTGTGGGATCTGGATAGTTGCGACGAGCCCGGCGGTCCGCTCCATAACGGTGGCGACGAGCCATGCCCGTGCTGCAACACGCGCGAATACGTGCTCGGTTGCGACGATCTGCACCTGACCGGCAACGCAAAGCAGCGACGCACGCAGGTCCGCGCAGCCATCCGTCGCGTCCGCTCGTGGGCCGCCGCCTGAACAACCGCGCTCGCTACCGCTAGCACCCCAAGCTCACATTTCACCACCACCAAGGAGCAACGCATGAGCAGTTTCAAGTTCGAATTCGGCAATTCGGTGACGATTACCGCGAGCGGTGAAACCGGCAAAGTAATCGGCCGCGCCGAATACACCACCAGCGAAAACACCTACCTCGTTCGTTACTGCTCGGCCGACGGCCGCGCTGTCGAAAACTGGTGGGGCGAAAGCGCCCTCAACTGATCACTGCTGTTGGCATTCCCGCTTCGGCGAGTAACAGGTCGAAATCCCCGGAGGAAGAGCCGCTCAAGTCCGGGTGATCTGCGCGTGAGGCGCGCGCTGACGAGACCAGCATTTCATCGAACAAAAACTCCGAGGGACCACATGGAAACGATCAACGACGGCGGACCGGCATTTCCGATCAACGACCATCAGTTCGTACACCGCGTCGGCGCGGCGGCAGTTGAAGGCGTCACCGACTCGGCCGAACGCGACCGAATCTACACCGAGGCAACGGCCCGCGCGAGCGCCGGCATGACGCTTCGAGACTTTTTCGCGGCGAAGGCGCCGGGCGAGATTCCCGTGTGGTTCAAGCACGTTCCCGTGGTGCCCCGCCCGGAGGTCCCGGTGCCGCGCGAAATCCTCACGGCTGACCAGTGCAAGGAGTTCGAAGGCCTGGGCGAGTGGCTCGACGAAGAAGACGTGAGCCCGGAAGTGAACGAATTTCACGAGCGCTACGTCTTGGCGCATCGCGCAGCAGAGGCGTGGGACGCTGAGCAGGTCGTCGCTCGTTACTTCGCATGGCGCTGGCACTACGCCGACATGATGCTCCGCGCGCGAGGTGCCTGACATGGATCAGACCAGGCACACCACCGGCCAAGCATGGCTGCGGCGCGCAATCGAACTGGCCACCGCGCGAGCGCGAGCGAATTTCGAATACGGCGAGCTGGGCTCCGACTGCACCGCAACCGAGTCGGCCGACGCCTACGCGCGCACCCTCGCCGCTGATCTGGAGCTTGAGGTGCATCTTCGTTTCGCGTCCGAAGCCTTCGACGCCCTCCACCTTGTCGCCTCGAAGACCGTGCTCACGTCGGGGATCCGCGCGATCGTCGACGCCGCGCTCGCGAAGGCCGGCGACCGCGCGCCGGAGACGGCGCGACACATCACCATTGCTGGAGTCGATTGATGAGCAACCTCAAGTCCCCCGCCCAGTGCGGGGATCTCGCCGAAAAGCTGATCGCCGACTACGTGCGCAACTGCGGCGCATACGGCAACCCTCAGGCACTCGCAAACGTGATCGAGATGTTGATCAGCAAGGCGGCACTCGGCATCGCAATGGTCGGCAGCGAGACGATCGCTCAGCAGATCCTCGACCGGACGAAGCACAACGTCGCGACGTACGCCGAGCGAAACCTGCGGAGGGGTCAGTGATGCGCGCCCTCTCCCTCCACCGGCCGGCAGCCGACAACGCACTGCTGCGCGCCGCCGCGCGCGGCCCGTGCATGCGCTACGCGATCGAGGGCGCCGTCTGGGCTGCGGCCTACGGCGCCGCGGTCGGCGCGCTCTGGTTCGGCGCGCACCTCGCCGGGCCTTATCTCCGGAGCCTCGGATGAGCGACTTCTACGTCATCGCGGTCTGCCACACGATCCGCGACCACCACTACATCACGCTTTGGCGCCCGGATGACTGCGGCTACACGCCCGTGCTGCCGCGCGCCGGCAAGTACGACCGGCAGCGGATTGAATCGCACCTCGACTACTACAACACCGGCGACCACATCGCGGTACCCGTGAACGCGGTCGACCAACTGGCGACGTCGATCCCGGCCGGGTTCTTCGATCACGCGGGAGACGGCGTACCGAACACGAAGGCAAGTTGGGACGCGATCCGCGCCGCGGTGACGTATCCGACCGAATGGCCGATCAACCCCGAATGGCACGGCAAACGACGCAGGAGAACGCGATGACGCCCTTTGACTATCTCGGCGCACTGCTCGACCGGATCTACGAATGGAATCCCATAGCCGGATACCTTGCCGCGCTCGCGATCGCCGCAGTGTGCACGCTCGTGCTGGCGCGCCTGAACGCCGACGGCATGGCTATCTCCCCAATCGTCGCGAGGTCGGCATGAGCCGCTTCACTGATCACGCCGACCGCTTCGAGCGCCGGCACCCGCGCGCCGCACGCGCGCTCGTCGTCGCGATCCTCGTTGCGGTCGCGCTACTCGCTGTCGCCGTCGACAGCATCGCCAAGCACCACGGAATTCTGTAGGTCCGCCCGCCCATGCCGCCCCGCATCCAGCGAGGGCGCAGCCTCCGTCGCACATATCGAATTCCGGCGCTGCCGCGCGACGCGCTCGCACGCCGCCAGCTCGCATCCCCCATTGTCATCCCAGGAGCACCACGAGATGAAAACCATCGACACGCAACCCGTCGAGTCGTCGCAGATCCACAGCATCGGCTACGACGCCGAAACCGAAACGCTCGCGGTCCGCTTCAAGGGCCGCACCGGCGAGCCGACAGCGCTGTACCACTACTCGAAATTCACGCAGGCGAACTTCGACGCGCTGAAGACGGCTGACTCGATCGGATCACACCTCTACAAGCACATCAAGCCGTTCCCCGACCGCTTCCCGTACGAGTGCATCGAGAAGATACCGCTGGTCGAGCAGCGCGCCGACCTCACCCCGGTAGGCGAGGCATGAGCGATTCCGTCTACACCGTCCGCGCGTCCAGCTGGGGTGCGCTTTTCGAATGTGCGTACAGGTGGGAGGCGATCCACCTCCTGAAGATGCGCAACGTCGTCGGCCTGCGCGCCGCGCTGGGCACCGCCATCCACGCCGGCACGGCCACCTACGACCAGAGCGTGCTCGACGGCGCTGGCCTGACGGTCGACGACGCGGCCGGCGCGTTCATCGACAAGCTGCACGACCCGTCGAACGAGTACAACCCGGCGAGCGACGATCTCAACCTGAAGGAAGCCGAGCGGATCGGCATCTCGCTCACGACGAAGTACTGCCTCGAGATCACGCCGCGCTACGACTTCGTTGCGGTCGAGATGGAGACAAAGCCGCTCGACATCGACTGTGGCGGTGGGATCGTGATCCGCCTCACCGGCACCATGGACCGCGCGCGCGTGCGGCGCACCGCGCTGGGCCCCGGTATCGCCGACCTGAAGAGCGGCTCGAAGGCTGTTGCCAAGGGCGTCGCCGTCACGAAGGGGCACGGCCCGCAGATCGGCACGTACGAGCTGCTGTATGAGCACACGACCGGTGAGCAGATCGGCGATACCGCCGAGATCATCGGCCTGAAGACGAAGGGCACGCCCGAGGTCGCGACCGCACCGATCGCGAACGCGAAGCGCGTGATGCTCGGCACCGAGGACACGCCCGGGCTGATCCAGTTCGCCGCGGACATGTTCCGCTCCGGCCGCTTCTACCCCAATCCGAAATCGCTGCTGTGCGACCGCAAGTACTGCCCGCGCTACGGCACCTGCCAATTCCACGACTGACGAGAGACCATTCCCATGAACGCACCCGTTCAACTGCAAAACGTGAAGGCCGCCGGCGGCGCTGTCTCGGCGATGCCAGACCAGGCCGTCGACATGTTCACCGAGCGCGGCTTCATGCTCGCCAACCGCATCGCCAAAGCGTACGCGAGCAGCGACGCTGTGCCTGCGCAATTCCGCACGCACAACCTGAAAAAGGTGAACGGCGAGGAGATCTGGATCGAAAACACTTCCGCGATCGGCAACTGCCTTGTCGCGATCGAGGTCGCGCGCGCGGTGCGCATGTCGATCACTGCCGTAATGCAGAACGCCGACATGATCGAGGGGAAGCTCCGCTGGTCTGGCAAGTTCGTGATTGCCGCCATCAACGCGTCCGGCCGGTTCACCCCGCTTCGCTTCCAGATGGTCAACCGTGGCCGAATCAAGGCTGCATACAAGGAAAAGACCGGCTGGGATCGCGAGGCGCGGCGCCCGATTTTCGCCGACCGGGAGGTCGAGGTGGACGACGTCGAGTGCATTGCGTGGGCGCTCCCGAAGGGCATCCCCGAACCGCGCATCACACCCGAGGATCTGCGCAAATACCAGGGGCGCATGCTCGATCTCTACAAGGCGATTGGCATGCCCGTGATCGAGTCGGCACCGGTGACCATGAAGATGGTCGTCGAAGAAGGCTGGTACGGCAAATCCGGCTCGAAATGGCAGGGCGAGATGCGCGCGATCATGTTCCAGTACCGCACAGGCAGCTTCTTCGGGAACATCCACGCGCCGGACATCGTTATGGGCATGGGCCGCACGACCGAAGAAGAAATCGACATCGTCGACGTCAATGCCGACGGATCATATTCCGTCAACCGCTCGACTCTCGACGAGCTGCGCGAGCGCGCGCCGGCCGCAGAAGAAGTGCCGCGCACCGCCGCGCCGGCCGGTCACGCGACCGCTACCGAGCCGGCGACCGACGCCGCGCCGCCGGAACGCGAAGAAACCGGCGCGCCGCCAGCCACCGACGGCCAACAAGGCGGCTTCGACTTCGACGTCAGCGGCCTCGTGCGCGGCATCCGCGAGGACATCGAATCCGCCAAGACCCCCGAGGATCTCGACCTGGCGCGCAGCGCGATCGCCGGCGTGCCGAACGAAACCGCCAAGGCCGAGCTGAACGCCCTCGCCTCGGCGCGCATGCGCGAAATCAATGCCGCCGCGGAGCAGGCAGCCGGCGGCACCATGGCGACCCAGACGACTGCGCCGGCCGGCCGGCGCGCCCGCGCGCCGATCAGCGCCGATTAACTGGAGCAGAACATGAAGATCACCGACGTCTACGTCTCGAACGTGCTCGGGATCCGCGCGGCCGACGTGCGGCTCTCGAAGCCGGTCGCCCTTTTCACCGGCCCGAACGGCGCCGGCAAGAGCAGCCTGCAGGAAGCCGTCCGCATGGCACTCACAGGCGACACGGTCCGCGTCGCCCTGAAGAAGGAATACGGCTCGCTCGTCACCGAGGGCGCAGACACCGGCCAGATCGTCGTCGCATGCGGCGAGCACGCGAACAGCGTCGCCCTGCCCGCCGGCAAGATCAAGCGCGAAATCGCCGAGGATCCGCGCCTGCCGCTGGTGCTCGACGCTCAGCGCCTAGCGCACATGACGGCGACCGAGCGCCGCGCGTTCCTTTACGACCTGATGGGCGTGAAGATCGGCCTCGACGAAATGCGCGGGCGGCTGCTGGACAAGCTCGGCCTGCGCGCCGACGCGCTGCCGGCGCCGGCCGCCGCGCGGCTCTCGGCGATCACGCCGATGCTGCGCGCCGGCTTCGACGCGGCGCACAAGGAAGCGGCGGACCGCGCGCGCGGCGCGAAGCAGTCCTGGCGCAGCGCGACCGGCGAGACGTACGGCAGCCAGAAGGCAGCGACGTGGCGGCCGACGGTCGTCGAGTTCGACGAGGCCGCGCTGCGCAAGCTGACCGCCGACCGCGCGGCGCTCGACGACCAGATCGGCGAGCTGCAGCAGCAGATCGGCGCCGCCGACGCGGCGGACACCGCGGCGCGCACGCGCGCGGCGAAGATCGCCGACCTGCGCACACGCGCCGCCGGCTACGCGAAAGCGGCCGAGCTCGCGCAGTTCGCCGACGCCCAGGTCGCCGAATTCCTGCCGAAGGTCGAAGCGCTGCGCGTGCGCGCCGGCGCGGTGCCGACGGGCACCGAGTGCGCGTGCCCCGAGTGCGGCGCGCTGTTGCGCTACCTGAACGGCGTGCTGTCGGCGGCGGCCGCTGCCGGCGTGCGCGACGAGGATGCGATCTCGAAGCTGCCCGAATACGAGCAGGGCCTGAAGACGCTGCAGAACGCCGCGGCGAACCGCAAGCGCGACCTCGAAGCCGCTGACTCGGCCGCGACGCAGCTGCGCGCGCTCGAGGACGACGCGGAGGACAGCGGCGCGGCCGCCGCCCGCGAGAGCGGCGACGCGGCACGCTCGGAGCTGGCCGACCTGCAACGCCGCCGGAAGCAGTTGGACACCGACATCACGACGTTGCGCGAGATCGAGCGCCGCGCCGCGGGCGCCGCGGATCTGGCGAAGACCGCCGCCGCGCTGCACGACGACGTCGCCGCGTACGAGGCGATCGCCGGCGCGCTCGCGCCGGATGGCATTCCGGCGGATCTGCTGCGCGAGGCGCTGACACCGGTGAACGAGCAGTTGACAGCGCTGGCGGAAATGTCCGAATGGGCCGACGTCACGATCACGCCGGAGATGGAGATCCTCGCCGGCGGCCGCGCGTACGCCCTGCTCTCCGAATCCGAGCGCTGGCGCGCCGACGCGCACATCGCCGCCGCGATCGGCCACTTCTCCGGCCTGAAGCTGCTCGTGCTCGATCGCGCAGACGTTGTCGTCGGCCCCGAGCGTGACCGCCTGCTCTATTGGCTCGACGATCTCGCACACGCTGGCCTGATCGAAACCGCACTGGTGTTCATGAGCCTGAAGTCGGCGCCCGGCGGCCTGCCGGATGCCATCGAGACATTCTGGGTCGAGGACGGCCACGTCGCGCCGATCGGCGCGACGCGCACGCATCGGGAGGCAGCATGATCGAGCAGATCGAAAAGCATCTGGCCGCGGTGGAGGACGCAACCGCGAAAGCAATCTCGGCCGCGCTCGGCTTGCCCCAGGTCGAGGTATCGAAAACGCTGCACAAGATGGTCGGTGCCGGCACCATCGAGCGCGAGAAGCGTGCCGGCGGCGGCAACGAGTACATCTACTGGCTGGTGCGCGGCGAGCAGCCCGCGCCGCCGGATTCGTCGCACATGACACAGGAAGAATCGCGACCAGCCGATCCGCATCCGCTGCCGCCCAAATCGATCGGCCTGGTCGAGCGCTCGATCGAACCGAACGCCGGTGTCATCGACGTGGCGCGCATCATCGCCAACCTCCGCACCGACATCGAACGCCTCACTGCCGAGCGTGACGCGGCGTTGCAGAAGGCGGACACCTGGCGCGCGAACGCCGCGACGCTCGAAGCGCGCATCGACGAACTGACGCTCGGCCCGGTTGGCGCCGGCGCGCCGCTGTTCGTCACGGTCGGCCGCTACTGCAAGCCGCAGCGCCACGACTCTCTCGAGAAGGCCCAGAGGCGCGGCCGCGCGCTCGTGCGCCGCGAAAAAGAATCCGAGGTTCTCGTGCTCGAACCGGTCGGCCGGATCGTGCGCGGAACGGAGTGGCGACCTCGATAGCAGCACCGCCGCGCGCCTTCCGTGCCCCGGATTGCGCGGCGCATTCGGGCGGCTCGCACAGCGCCCATTTTTTTTCGAACTGACCATGCACACGACGAAAACTCCTTGGAATACGTCGCGCCGCGCCACCGCGCGGGTGAAGAATCCATTGCCGGGCCCGACCGCCTGCCCCTATGACGGTGGCACGGTCGAGATCGTGAACAACGCCGAGATTTACGGCCGACCGTACGGCGAATGGCCATGGGCGTTCCTCTGCCGCACGTGCCGCGCGTACGTCGGGCTGCATCCGTTCACCGGCATTCCGCTCGGCACGCTGGCCGACGCACCGACGCGCGAGGCGCGCAAGCGCGCGAAGGCAGCATTCAACCCGATCTGGCAGTCCGGCGCGATGACGCGCACCGACGCGTACGTCTGGCTGGCCCAGCAGCTCGGCATCGAGAACCACGAGGAATGTCACATCGGTTGGTTCGATATCGCGACGTGCGATCGCGTAGTTGCAGTCATTCGCAAGGAACATCACCAATGACCGATACACAAGACCCGCTCTGGCGCGCGCTCGCGCGCCTGGAGCACGCCGAGTTGCTGGAAGGCGACCGCAACCTGCTGCGGCCCGCGTTCGCCGCGCTGCACGGCAGCCAGGCGATCCGTATCCCTGAGGCCGTCGTGGCGCGCATCCTGCACCTCGACGCGACACTGCCGAAAGCGACGGAGGCCTGACATGCTGCTCGACAAAATCGGCGGTGCTGACGCCGCTTTTCGCACCCAGATCGAAAACACCTACTGGGGTGGAAAGGTCGGCTGCGAACCACACCCGAAATTCGCCTATGGCTGCGACGTGCTACCGAACGGCTGGACCGAGATCACGTGGGAAGAGTTCGCGAAGTCGAAGTTCTTCTGGTACACGCCAATCGCGACCGGCTGGCTGCGTACGACGATCGGCAATGCGCGGCTGTTCTTCATGCATGACCGCGTCAGCTTCGCGATGATCGGCGACCACTCGGGAGGCACGGTGAAGGTGTTCCAGTTCGGCTGCAAGCACGTCATGGAGAGCAAGAACGTCAGCAACTGCCTGCACCGCTACACGTGCACGAAGTGCGGCTTCAGCGAAGTCGTCGATTCGTCGGACTGACACCAATCAAGCCAAGGAATTGCATACCGCGACGCGCGATCGCGCCGCGGTGATCTACATCGCGCCTTCACCCTTCAACGGCGGGTGCTCGGGTGACGGGTGGGCGCCGTCACAACGTGCACCTTGGCCTGCAGCCGCCGCACAGCGCTTTCATGCTACCCCGCTGCCATATGCGAGCCGAGCACCCGCCATTGAGGTTTGATCGATTACATGGAGATCCTGAATGAAGCGTGACCTGATGAACCGCGAGTACAACAGCTTCGGATTCTGCTGCGGGATCGGCGGTGGCGCGAAGGGCTTCAAGAAGGCCACCTCGTGCGTAGGCAATATGACCGCGACGTGGCGCTGCATTGGCGGCGTCGACGTCGATCCCGCCGCGGCGCGCGATTTCGAAATGCTGCTCGGCACTCCGTGCACGGTGATGGATCTGATGACGCGCGGGCAGTACACCGCGTATCACGAAAAGGAACCGCCGCCCGGGTGGCGCGAAGCGACGCCGGCAGATATCCAGCGCGCGGCCGGCAACGAGCATCCGCATTGCGTGTTCATCTCGTCGCCGTGCAAGGGCGCTTCAGGCCTGCTTGCGGAGAGCAAGGCGCGCACGCCGAAGTACCAGGCGCTCAACGAGCTGACGCTCCGGTGTGTGTGGCTGATGTGCGAGGCCTGGAAGGACGATCCGGTCGAACTGATCGTGTTCGAGAACGTGCCGCGGCTCGCGACGCGCGGCCGGCACCTGCTCGACCAGATCGTGCAACTGCTGAGTCACTACGGCTATGCCGTGAACGAAACCGCGCACGACTGCGGGCTGCTCGGCGGGCTCGCGCAGAGCCGAAAGCGGTTCCTGCTGGTCGCGCGCCACACGGCCAAGGTGCCGGCGTTCCTGTACGAGCCGCCGCTCAAGCGCCTGCAGGGCGTCGGCACGGTGCTCGGTCGTATGCCGCTGCCGGGCGAGGCCGCGGCGGGCCCGATGCATCGCGTTCCCTCGCTGCAGTGGAAGACGTGGGTGCGGCTCGCGTTCGTCGAGGCGGGCAGCGATTGGCGCAGCCTCAACAAGCTCGCCGTGGAGAACGGCCATCTGCGCGACTACCTGATCCTCCCGGAGATGCACAACGGCGTGCTCGGCGTGAACCGCTGGGACGAGCCGTGCGGCGTCGTCGCGGGCGCGAGCCGACCGGGCAATGGCAGCTTCTCGATTGCGGATCCGCGCGGACCTGCGGACGCGGCCCAGTACCAGCAGTATGGCGTACTCGACTGGGGCGACACCGCCGGCACGATCACCGGAGCGAAATCTCCCGGGCAGGGAACGTTCAGCGTCGCGGACCCGCGCACCGGCATCAAGCACAACAACTGCTTCCGTGTGGTGCCGTTCGACCAGGCAGCCGGCGTCGTGACCGGAGGAACCGGACCAAGCGCCGGCGGCCAAGCAGTCGCGGACCCTCGCGCGACGACCGGATTCGAAGGCGCTGGCAAGTACCGCGTCACCGCCTATGACGAGCCGGCCGGCACCGTCATCGCGCGAAGCGACAGCGGTCAGGGCGCGTTCGCAGTCGCGGATCCGCGCCCTGGCATGCGTCGCGAGCGCGGGGATGCCTACCTGACCGGCGGACACTACGGCGTCGTCGCTTGGGACCAGCACAGCGGCGCCGTATCGGCCGCCGCCGGCCACGACAACGGCCGTTGGTCGGTTGCTGATCCGCGGCTGCCGGCCGCGACAGAGAAGCTCGTCGCGGTCATTCGCGCGCTCGACGGCACGTGGCATCGCCCGTTCACGACGCTCGAGCTCGCAGCGCTGCAGTCGCTCGTCGATCCCGAGCAGCTGCAGATCGACGCCGAGAAGGACGAATGGGCGCGCCAGCGTATTGCCGCAACCGGGAATGCCTTCCCGTTCAAGCTCGACGGCGACAGCGATTCCGCCTGGCGCGAGCGCATCGGCAACGCGGTGCCGCCCGATGCAGCGCAGGCAATCGCCGAGGTGATGGGGACCACCCTTTTGCTCGCTGAATCCGGCGAAACGTTCCAACTTTCGTCGACGCCCGTATGGGTGCGCCCGGTCGCCATTGCGCTGACCGTCGCTCCGCGTACGTTCTGACCACCGAGGACCACACCATGACCACCGAAAACAAAAAAAGCCCCACTCCCGAACAGGCGAGCGAGGCGGTACCTCAGCGGCAGAGGACGGAGAACCCAACCGCCGAAGCCATTTTCGAGCAGGCGTCCGGCGGGGGCAATCTGATTTGTTCGAAATTCGAAGATGGAAAGAGTCGCGCTGATGCGCTGACGGATGATGCGGCACGAAAGATCGCTCATCGCATCTACTGCCGCCTTGGACTCTGCGGAAGCAACCCGCTTTGCTTTAATGGCGCGGACGCGACTACGCAGCAGCGCTGGATCAGCGCGATCAAAGATGCATGCCCCCTGTTCGCCGCATCCCCTGTCGAGCAGCCCGCAGCAGCGCCGGCGGACGAGCGGGCGACATGGAGTAACGCGCGCGACTCCCTCGCTGTGGCGATGTCTGGATTTGCTGGCCGGTCGGGCAATCGCGATTTCAACGCGGCGATCGGCGTCCTCGATGCAATCACCGAACCGGGTTTGCCGCTGGCGTGGCTGCGCACGGCCCGCACCGCATCCGCCAATGAGACGGGGGCGGAAGGGGCGGACGACCTGAATGAACGCGCGCACCTTGCAGCCGGCAAGTGGGCGAACGCGAACACAACGATTTCCGAAGCGCTCGCCAATCGCGACGGCTGCATCGCCGGTGCACGCTTTCCCGCTATGGCGGCAGCGGCACCGGCCGACTATAAGGGTGACGCCGTGCCGAAATGGATATTCGACCAGGTGGTGAACACACTGGCGCCAGCTTGGGACTACGTGCAAACGCATCAGGAACAGTTCAATGCACTGGCTGGCGACGATAAGACGAAAATCGTGGTGGAAGAATTTTTGAAGCACGCCCGCGCGGCAGCATCGCCCGCTGCGGAGGCGCGCGCAGAAATTGCGTCGAAAATGGAGCGGCTGATTAACGCAGTGAATGCCTATACGGGCATTGGCGGTTGGTATGCCAAACAAATTCAAGATCTTTGCAGCAGCTTACTCATGACGCTCGCCGCCCCGCAACCCGCGCAGGCCGACGCACCGGCCACTATCCCCGACGAATGCGTGGCCAGCGGCGCATCGTGCAGCTACGCACCGGAAGGCCGTCACGGCGAAATGCAGTGCCGGTACTGCGGGAAAGCGCAGGCCGACGCACTGGATGAAGAACAACGTGACGCGCTCAACGAAGCGATTTGCTGGGCAAACGATGACGGGCTGCCCGGGACTGCCGACCAACTGCGGTCGATTCTCGCTCTGCATGAGCAGGCCGACGCACCGGCAGAGGCGCGCGAGCCCGCTCGCCACGAATGGGATGCGACGGGCGAGCGTTGCGTGAAGTGCGGCGATAAGGACTGGTTCGCAAACCCTCATTGCAGCGAATCGCGTATCAAGGGAAGCGCCACCGCCGATGCGGGATCAGGTGACGCGATCGCTCGCTCGAAGCGAATCCTCGCGTTGGTCGACGACTATCACGAGAAGCCGACCGCAGATAGCCGCACGGCCCTGCGGAAGGCGCTGATGGACGAATTCGCGATAACCCAGCCTGCCTCGATGGGGGCCAGCCTGACGGAGAAGCAGCGCGCCGTAATCGAGCGCGCAATCAGCGAAGTTGAATTGTCCTGCCAGTACGAGCTTGCTAACGAGCTCCGTGCCCTTCTCAATGGAGCCGACCATGACCGGTAAGCTGACGACCGCCGAGCGCGCCACGATCATGGACGCATGCCAGAGCATTTCGCGCAGCGCCGATGCGTTGAAGAAGTGCCATACCGTCGACGGCGATTGGGGCGACGACGTGGACGCGAAGGCGTTCTACGAGGCAGAACTGCGCTTGCTCGCTCGGTTGACCGCCCTTCTCGCCCCCACGCAGCAGCCGAGCGGCGAGGTGCCGGGCGGTCGCACCTATCCCGATGAAATGTCACCCGCACTGCGCGATGTCCTCGGGCGGCCGAATTTCTGGTGCGGGCCGATCGCGCATGAAATGCGTGCCGCGGGTGCCGAGATCAAGGCGAAGGCCGAGGACGAACAGGCGCACGTCCTGCACTGGCTCGTAAAGCTGGTTCTCGACCACGGCGACGACTGGCAGAAGCATGCCGCGACGGACCTGCGTGCGATCCGCGAGAAGGCCGACGCCGCCCGCGCCCAAGGAGGCGAACAGAAATGAGCAAGTACCAGAAACTCGACGCGCTGATTCTCGCCGAGATCAGCGACAAGCCGCGGCGGTTCTACAGCATCTTCGCGGTCTCTGCGATCTATGCGGAGTGCCGCACGTTCTTAGGCGTGCGCGAGCCGTTTCGCGTGCTTGAGCTGCGCCTTCAGGCGCTCCGCAAGGCCGGGCAGATCATATCCACGGGAAAGGGATGGGTACGCGCAGGAGACGCATCGTGACCGAGATCAACAACACGCCGAAGGACGAGCACGACATTCCGATCGAGTGTTCGAATACCCGGAAATGCGATTGGAAAGGCATGCATTCTGACCTCGCGGCCGGCGGCCCGGCGAAGGGCTATTCCGGGAAGCTCAAGATCACGCAGTACGTGTGCCCGAAATGCGGGAACGACGCGTACTACAAGCGCGAGGCAAGCACAGGAGTCAACCATGCCGAATGACAACGTGCTGACGATCGGCGAACGCCAGGTGATCAGCCGCGCAGCAGACCAGGCCCGCTATTACCGCCAGTACAAGCTCGCGGAAGAACTGGACGAAATTCTCGCCGCCCATCCGGACCGGCCTGTCGCCGATGGTGCGGCAGTGCAAGGAGGCGAGCTGACGGCATTTGAAAAATGGCATGCCGATCCCGCTCGCCGGGCCTACGTTGGTGATAAGGGGTCGGCGCGCATCGGCTGGCTGGCCCGCGCGGCAGTCGCGCAAGCCAGTGCGCACGAGATCCGCGAATTTCTTCAAGAGGTGGTCGATCAGTTTGCAGACGCCGGTCTTACATGCTCTATCGAGGCGAAGCTGCGGAATCGTGCCCGCGCCCTTCTCGCCCCCACGCAGCAGCCGAGCGACGAACCTTCCCTCAAGAACCCGATGGTACGGTTTCCTACGGAAGAGGATATACGGGAGTGGGAGGAAGCGCATAAGCGGCAGCCTAGCGGCGAGCCGGCATCAGCCGGCGTCATCGCCGCTGCGCTCGCAGTAATCGAGGCTGATCGAGCCCACGTGCTGACCGACGACCACGTCGACGCACTCGCCAACGCGATCAAGATTCAGCGCGGCACGCTGAAGTTGCCGGAGGCGCGAGCCAAGCTGCCACGCTTCCCGCTCGTGCTCCGCAAGACGTGGAGCGGTGGCGAGGTTCAGCACTGGATCGACGAGAACGTCGCGCCGCGCGCCGCGGCGCTGCGAGATGCGCTCGACCACATCGCCCGCGTAGCGCGAGGTAGCCGCGAGCAGTCGCGCCGCCAGCGCTGGATCGAGCTGCGTGCGCTGGGCGCGCTCAACGGCACCGAGGAATGGCGCACGCTGCCGCTGCCGAAGAACGGCGAGACCGTTCGCCGCCGGCTCATGCACACGATTGACGAGCTTCGGGCCGAGAACGCCGAACTGCGCGCGCTCGTGCCGCATACCTCGCCGGCCGTGCGCGCGATCCTGGCCGAGCGCCGCCGGCGGGTCGAGCAGGAGGGCTGGACGCCAGGGCACGACGACGCATGTGCGCGCGGCGAACTCGCGCGAGCGAGCGCCACCTATGCACTGTCGGCATCCGGCTACTACACGCGCGGCGACGGCACTCGCGCCGCCGCCGAGGATACTGAATGGCCGTGGGCACCCGAATGGTGGAAGCCGACGACGCCGCGCAGCGACATGGTGAAGTCGGTCGTTCTCGGCCTATCCGAGCTCGAACGCCTCGACCGAACCGCCGCTCGCGAAGGAGACAACCATGCCGCATAACACGCTGCCCGACGATCTCAACCCGGTGTTGATCGAGGTATGCGCGCGGTTCATCGGCAAGCTGACGGGGCTCGTGCCGCCGCCGGTCGCCGATTTCCCGCCGGAAATGCATGCGGTATTCCGCGAATTCGCAGCCGCAGCCTACGCGGTCGTGCGCGAGAACGTCGCGACTTCGAGGTCGCGCGCCGTGGTATCGGCCGACGATCAACGGGATGCAACGCGTTGGCGCACGCTGATGAAGAGTGGCGATCCTTGCGTCTATGTCGAGCGCACGGAGCGCCGCGTGATTCAGCGCACGCAAGCCGTCGCGTTCTCGAGCCCGAATCTCACGGGCGCTGATCGTGTCGACACGTCGTCCGAGATGTGGGTCAAACGATACGTGATGTTCGCATGGTGGGCGCGCGAGAACGAACATCACAAGTTCATCGAGGCCGTCGACGCAATCCACTCAGGTGAAATCCAATGAAGCTGACCGATGTCGAAGTGTTCGCGATCCGCGCGGCGGTGCTGCCGGAGCGCCTGCGCCAGAAGCTGTACCCGGAGCTGACGCCGCGCTGCCCGCACTGCGATAACACGGGCGATGCGCACGACGTGACCGGCGAATGGCGCGGCGTGTGCACGGCATGCCTCGTTGCAGGAGACGTATCGTGACCGCGATCATCAGCTCATGCTGCGGCTACCGCTATCGCCTTGAGCGCGACGTCGCGCCGACCGGGATCGTCGTCGCATTCTTCGGCGTCAACCCGTCGCGCGCTGACGCCAGCGTGCGCGACCAGACCGATCTGAAGTGGACCGGCTTTGCGGCCCGCTGGGGCGCGCGGAAGTACATCGCCGGGAATCCGTTCGCCTTCCGCTCGCCGAACGTTCGCGACCTGGTCGCGGTTGTCGACCCGATCGGGCCCGCGAACGATGTGCACCTCTCGCGGATCGTCGCCGACGCCGACCTGCTCGTCCCGTGCTGGGGCGACCGCGGCAAGTTGCCGAAGTGCTTGCGCCCGCGGCTCGATTTCGTCACGAACATGCTGCGCGCCTCCAGAAAGCCGGTGAAGGTGTTTGGCCTGACCGCCACGGGCGACCCGAAGCACCCCCTGATGCTGCCGTACGATACGCCCCTTATCGACTGGAGCGCACGATGAGCGAGAACACGAAAATCGAATGGTGCGACCACACATTCAACCCCTGGGAGGGCTGCCAGAAGGTAGGCCCGGGCTGTGACCACTGCTACGCGGAGACACGCAACGCGCGATTCGGCGGCGGCACGGCCATTAACTGGGGGCCCGGCGCGCCGCGCCGCCGCACGTCGCCGGCCAACTGGCGAAAGCCGTTGCAGTGGAATCGCGACGGCACGTTCTACGCGATCCACGGCCGCCGTCAGCGCGTGTTCTGCGCCTCGCTTGCGGACGTTTTCGACAACGAGGTCGACCTGTTGTGGCGCCGCGACCTTTTCCAACTGATCGCCGACACGCCGAATCTCGACTGGCTGCTTCTCACGAAGCGGATCGGCAACGTGCCGACGATGCTGCGCCACATCGGCGTCGACAAGCTGCCGGACAACGTCTGGCTCGGCGCGACGATCGTCAACCAGGCCGAGGCCGACCGCGACATCCCGAAGCTGCTCGCGGTGCCGGCGCGCGTGCGCTTCCTGTCGATGGAGCCGCTGCTCGGCCCCGTGGAATTGCACGCAGACTGGATCGACCGACATCCCGCGCGCGGCCGCTTTGGCTGTGTGACGCCGGACGTGGACACGCCGGCCCGCTACATCATGCCTCCGACGCTCGACTGGGTGATAGTCGGCGGCGAAAGCGGCTACCGCGCGCGGCCGATGCATCCGGCATGGACGGCCGACCTGCGCGATCAGTGCGCGCGCGCCGGCGTGCCGTTTCTGTTCAAGCAGCACGGCGAATGGGCGCCCGGCTCCGGCGACTTCGGCGCAGGAAGATTTGAGACAGCGGCGATCGCGCGCGACGGCCGAGTCGCACCAGGCGGCTATCGCGTCGAAGACTACCCGGCCGGAGCTGAGAGCGGCGACGGCTGGGCGATGGTCCACCGCGCAGGCAAGCGCGCCGCCGGCCGCCACCTCGACGGCCGCACGCATGACGAATTTCCGGAGGCGAGATGAAAAACGGGTTAGGAGGTGGCTCCGCGCACTGCAATACAAGCGATCTCTTTAACGCTCTTCAATGCTTCGCGCTCATCGAGACCAGCCTTAAGGAATGGCGCGATGCTGACGTGCGCTGGACGCGACGGGGAACCGGGATTGCCAACGGTAATTGCCGCCTCGTTGTTTCCAGCGACCAGCGTGACGACAACGAGCTTGCCATTGACCACTTCTTGTTCATTGGGAGCTGTCATAAACGTCTCCTGGAAGTTGACCGAGGAATCCTATCATGACCGAGCACCCGATCCTGTTCAGCGGCCCGATGATGCGCGCCATCCTCGACGGCCGAAAGACGCAGACGCGGCGCGTCGTGAAGCTGCCGCACAACAACCCGCTCGGCGTGTGGGAATCAACGACGGTCGGCGGCCACGGCACCAGATTGGCAAACGGCTCGCCGGCGCCTGAGCTACCCGCGATCTGGCACACCCGGACCGGCGACTGCCTCGTATGCCCGCACGGCAACGCGGGGGACCAGCTATGGGTTCGCGAGACGCACGAAGTACGCCGCATCGGCACCGAGACGTTCGAGGGCGGCCGCCCAACGCGGCGCTACGCGGGCATTGCATACCGCGCCGACGACGGCCGCGCCGAAGGCGACATCGACCTCGACACGTACCAGGCACTCGACGCCAAGGAATCGCGCGGCTGGTCGCCGTCCATCCATATGCCGCGATGGGCGTCCCGCATCACGCTCGAGATCACCGGCGTGCGCGCCGAGCGTCTGCAGGGCATCAGCGAACCGGATGCGCGCGCTGAAGGCGTGACGATTGAGGACCATCACATGCGCGGGTACTGCGTCGGCGCCTTCCGGCCGCCGAGCATTCGCGCATTTCACGATCTGTGGGACAGCCTCAACGCCGCGCGCGGCTACGGGTGGGACACGAACCCGTGGGTATGGGTCGTGGAATTTCGAAGGATTGAATCATGAGCCTCTACCTCACGACGCCGGAGCTCGCCGAGCTGGTCGGCTGCAAACCGCGCAGCCTCGCCTGCATGAAGCGCTGGCTCGAGCGCAATCACTGGCCGTTCGCGGTGAACATCGCCGGCGTGCCGCTGGTGGCACGCGAATACTATGACGCCCGCATGAACGGCACCGCACCGGCCCCCCCCGCGCGCCGGCACCGCGCCGCCACGTCAGAAGAACCGAACTTTGCCGCACTCTAACCATGATCGGACGACGCAAGCGACCGGACGGATTGCCGTTCAGGCTCTACGCCAACTATGGGAAGCACAAGGTCAGCTTCGGCTACAAGCTGCCGAACGGGAAATGGGCGTTCCGCCTTTCCGCGCCGGCGCGCAACAAGGAAACGATCGCCGAAATCAGGAAGCAGGCGATCGAGCGCGCGGAGGCGCTGAACGGCAACGCCATCGAGCCAGGAACGCTCGAAGCCCTCATCACTCGCTACTTCGAATGGCAGGAGGGCCTGCCGACGACCGACGAGCGCCGGAAGGCGCAGATCACCCTCGACGAGAACCGCAATGAAGCGAAGCGCCTCGCCGCGGTCTTCGGAAAGATGTCACCGGCGGCCATCAAACCGAAACACGTCTACGGGTACCTCGACAAGCGTGCGCAACTCGGCGCGCCCGCGAAGGCGAACAAGGAAGTCGCCCTGCTGTCCGCTATCCTCGAATTCGGCCGTCGGCGCGGAGAGGTCGAGACAAACCCTTGCCGCGGCATCGAATACAACCCGACGCGGCCGCGCCAGCGCTACGTCACGCAGGACGAGATCGAACTCGCCGTCGAGGTCGCGCGATCGCGGCGAAGTGTCGGCGACCAGCATGCCAGTTCGACGTACGCGATCCTCGCGCTCTGCGTGAAGGCGGCGTACCTCACCGTCAGCCGGCCGACTGAGATGCGCGAGTTGCACCGGCAGTCCATCACGCCCGACGGCGTCGAGGTGCCGATCGCGAAACGCAAGGCCGGCGAGCAGCAGCGGGTAAAGCTGGTGCTGTGGTCACCCGAGCTGAAAGCCGTGATCGATGAGGCGCTCGCGCTGCAGCGAACGTCCAGCGTCCACGTCTTCGGCAACACGGCAGGCCAGGTGTACACGCGCAGCGGCTGGAACACGAACTGGTCGCGCCTCATGGGCTACTGCGAAAAGGAGGCGCAGGCGCGCGGCGTGGCGTTCGAGCGATTCGCGCTCCGCGACATGCGCCCGGCTGCTGTGACCGATCGGCAGGAGGAAGGCGACGACCGAATCATCGACGCGACGGGCCATGCAGACGAACGCATGGTGCGGAAGACCTACGACCGGCGCCGGCAGCGAAAAGTGCGGGCGACGCGCTGACGTCGGAAATAAAAAACCCGCTCAGTGGCGGGTTTCTCTTGCGAGAGATCTTCCAAAATTTGGAATCTCATCTTCCAAAAATCTTGATCTCGACGCCGCAAACAAAAACAGCGCACTCTAAGGCGCTGTTTTTAAAGTAATTCTGTGGGGTGGCTGATGGGACTCGAACCCACGACAACAGGAATCACAATCCTGGACTCTACCAACTGAGCTACAGCCACCACTGATACCGCTTGCTTCTTTGCTGCGTCGCTTTGTTGTTCAGCAGCGAAGAAGTGAGATTATATGGAGCTTTTTTATTCTTGCCAAGCGTTTTTTTCAAAAATTTCTTCGGCCGCGTAAAGATGCGCCCGCGCCTCGTCGAACACGGCCAGATCGCCGCGCGCGAGCTTCTTGTTGTCCGACAGCACGCGCCGCCAGCCGCGCGCGCCCGCAACGCCGCGATACAGCCCGAGCGCGTGGCGCACGACCGCACCGAGGTACGTGCCGCGCTTCAGCTCCGCCGCGCAGTATTCGATCAACCGCGCTTCCGCTTCCTCGCGCGTCGGCGCCGCGTCGTTCGCGCCATAGAACCGCGCATCGACGCCCGCCAGCACATAAGGATTGTGATACGCCTCGCGGCCGAGCATCACGCCGTCAACGTGTTCGAGATGCTGCGCAACTTCGTCGAGCGTCTTGATGCCGCCGTTGATCACGATCTCCAGCGACGGGAAGTCGCGCTTCAGCCGATATGCATAGTCGTACTTGAGCGGCGGAATCTCGCGGTTTTCCTTCGGCGACAGCCCTTTCAGGATCGCGTTGCGCGCATGCACGACGAACACTTCGCAGCCCGCCTCAGCAACCGTGCCGACGAAATCCCGCACGAACGCATACTCTTCGACCGCATCGACGCCGATCCGGTGCTTGACGGTCACCGGCACCGACACGGCGTCGCGCATCGCCTTCACGCAATCCGCGACGAGTTGCGGCTCGTTCATCAGGCACGCGCCGAACGCGCCGCGCTGCACCCGTTCCGACGGGCACCCGCAATTCAGGTTGATTTCGTCGTAGCCCCACTGTTCGCCGAGCTTCGCGGCGCGCGCGAGATCGTCCCGTTCGCTGCCGCCGAGCTGCAGCGCGACCGGCGATTCGCTCGGCGTGAACGCGAGGTGGCGCTGCGCGTCGCCGAACAGCAGCGCGCCGGTCGTGATCATTTCCGTATAGAGCCACGTGTGGCGCGTGAGCGTGCGGTGGAACGACCGGCAATGACGGTCGGTCCAGTCCAGCATGGGCGCCACGGACACGCGGCGGGGAGGAAGCGAAGACGAAACGGGCATGGAATTCGGGCAACGAGCAGGCGCAGGAAGCAACCTGCCATTTTACCGCAACCGGCGCCCTGCCCGCCCGGCGCTATGCATCCGCGTCGCCGGCAAGCTCCGCATCGACCGCGCGCCGCGCCTCGTTCAGCACGCGCTCGATCACCCGGCGCTCGGTCAGCAGCAGCCCGTCGACCTTCACGAGCCGCCAGTCGATCCGCACCGCGTCGCCTTGCAGCACGCGGTAGTGCACGTGCTCGCCGTCCCACACCTGCTCGGTCTTCACTTCGATCTCGAAGCCGCGGTACGGCTCGCTGTAGTCGCCGAGATCGCTGCCTTTCAGTTCCAT